CCAAGTGGTATAATAACATTATTCAAAAGGCACAATGCCGTCCAATACCGTTAAACTATACAGAAAANCATCANATNATACCAAAAAGTCTGGGTGGGTCTGATAACAAAGATAATNTGGTTNTACTAACNGCACGCGAACACTTTATTTGTCATTTATTATTACCTAAAATGACNACTGGTACAAACAGACGAAGTATGTGGCATGCATTGTGGAAAATAATTAATCAACAAACNANCCATCAACATCGTTATAAAGTAACATCTCGAATGTATAGTATTATTCGAGANCATAATGCTGCTGCACTGTCCNAATCAAACTCNGGAAAACCTAATTTAGCAGCTCGAAACAAGCCAAAGTCTGATGAACACAAAAGAAAACTTAGTATCGCTCTCACNGGGTATAAATGGTCAGCTGAGCGNAATGATAAAATTAGTAGAGCTCATCTAGGTAAAAAACAACCNCCGCGCTCGCAAAAATGGATNGATAATCAGCGGNAATCNGCTCTATCTAATAGAAGAATTTGNGAATTTTGTAATAAAGATGTTTCGTTCAAAGGATATCAACGATGGCACGGAGATCGTTGTAACAAAGGATAAATATATCCATGCAGAACAATTCAGCCGCTGTCACCTTATATAATCTATTAGTCACCCGGGATTTCGAACCAGAGATTCTGGATCGTGCTGGCAAACCTGTCACAGACCCCTCCCAAGCAGAGCTGTTTAGTTTTGATTGGAAAACCGCCAACAACAACTACGGTACCGTAGTGGCTCTACTAGGCGACAATCAGGATCTGCAGTTGTATTATGGCGATAATCTTGGTCGCGCCATGGAAAGCGAAGATAAAAAACAGTGGTTCGATTTCCTCCACCAGATGAAGAGATTTGCTACCTCCAACTTGTTGAGCTTTTCTCCGCAAAATATTAATCGTCTCAAATATACCATGCAAGGCATGGCAGCCATCAAAGAGGGATTGTTTGAAGGATACTACGGCACACGCAAGGTTTCCTACAGCGACCAGCCCAAGAAAACACGACTCATGATCCGACATAGTCGTGATCTTGGAGAAGGCGATGCACGTTATCGCGCCATAGAAAGCCTGTTTGTGGAAACAGCCGACGGAGAGCGTTTCCGGGTGCCCAGCCGAAGCCTCACACATGGTCGCATGCTGGCACGTCACGTAGCCGAAGGTGGCACACCTTATGATGCTTTTGGACAGCACATCACCGAGGTAGTTCGTGAGATGGCCACACTGTCGAGATTCGTGCGTGCAGCTCGTGGTAAAGAGTTCAATGAATCTGCCCAGGAAATGATTGAAGCGGCGGTGAGACACTACAGCAATCTCAAAGCCAAGGCCAAACGCATGATCAGTCAGCGGGGATATCACGAAGAGCGTGAAGCATTTGATCCCGCTGAAATCACCGAAACAGAACAAGTGGTAGATGAAATCCGTACTATGTTTGTAGAACAAAACATAGATCAACGCATCGAAGAAGCTTTGCCTATCCTGGCGAAATTGGCCGTGCCTGCTGTCTTGGCGGCGATCCCCGACGAGGAAGACGAAATGAAAGAGATCAACGAATTTGAATCCTGGGCCGAAACGGTTGTAGAAGGCACCTGGGCATTGCCCGACACGCCGGGAAAGCAGAAAAAACTCCAACAGTTGATGAGCCAAGAACTCATCGTTGGCCCAGATGGTGTCAATGCTACAGAACAATTGTACGATTTAGTCGGGGACGATGCGCTGTTTGATATCATCGACGAAATCGCTTATCTGGATCCCGATGCCAACGCCTGGGATGATCCTAGAGTGCAAAAAAGATTAGCTGAGCTAGGTATCACCGCTTCCGATAGCGGAGAAGTACAAGAAGCCTTGCAAGGTGCTCCTACCGGGGGTGCTCTGCAGATGCCAGTCTCTGAAAAAAGCCGTGGTAGACCCACAGGAACCGGACATCCATATGGTCAAATTGACAATCGCGATGACGGTTTACCACGAATCGGCCGCATCGAAAAAACCTCTACCGGACTCCGACATCATGCTCGCCCAGAGCGTGGGGGATCCATTCCGGAACCAGATCCATTGAATCGGCTCGACAGACAAACAACACAACGATTAGATCGGGCGTTTGGTGTCAAATACAAAAGCGGTGGTAATCAAGGTGTGCGAGTAGACGAAAGCATCGCTGTGTTCGAACCAGTAAAACTTGCTCGCTCTCCCAACGAAGGAGACATACACGAACTTGGTTATATCAATTTTGATCTGCTTCCTGGCGCCAAAAATCTCCTGGTTCCCGCAGATGACTACAGCGACACACTGTATTACCGTGATCCTGTTTCCAATGGTATCTTCAGTTTCTATTATGCCCACGGCGGCCCACGCATCCGTGGTACCAGTGAGATGGATGAACAGCGTGTGGCAGAAATCGTCCGCACATTAGAAGGTGCAGTGGATGAAGGGTTAGATTCGGATGGTGTGATGATGACCCGTCAGAGTAATATGAGCAACGAATCGGTGCAACACTCAGAATTGAATCGCTTGATTGAACTGGCAAAAATTTAGGCAAACAAAAATCGCAAAGTCCATTGACTTTGCTAAATAGAAACACGTATACTGTACGCAGTGTACGTTTTAGGCAAGTAGTACACTAGGCAAGTAGTAACCATAGGCACAACGAAAGGAAAACATCATGGCCTCATTAGCAGAAATCCGCGCACGTCTCCAAGCCGCTGAGACGAACAAAGGCGGTCAATCCCAAGGCGGCGACAACGCAATTTACCCCCACTGGAACATGGAAGAAGGACACTCAGCAGTGCTCCGTTTCCTACCTGACGGTGATCCCAAAAACACTTTCTTCTGGGTCGAGCGTGCGATGATCAAGCTCCCGTTCGCCGGTATCAAAGGTGAAATGGACTCCAAACAAGTACAGGTACAAGTTCCTTGCGTGGAAATGTGGGGAGAAGCCTGCCCAATCTTGGCAGAAGTGCGTACCTGGTTCAAAGATAAATCTTTGGAAGACATGGGTCGCAAGTACTGGAAGAAACGTAGCTATATCATGCAAGGTTTCGTCCGCGAGAACCCACTCTCCGAAGACAAGACGCCAGAAAACCCAATCCGTAGATTCATCATCGGACCGCAGATCTTTACCTTGATCAAGTCGGCTTTGATGGATCCGGAACTGGAAGAACTGCCAACTGATTTATTGCGTGGCCTGGACTTCCGTATCACCAAAACAAGCAAGGGCGGATATGCTGACTACAACACTTCTAAATGGAGCCGTAAAGAGTCAGCACTGACCGAAGCCGAACAGGCAGCATTGGCAGCGCATGGGTTGTTTACCTTGTCTGACTTCCTGCCCAAACGACCCACAGAAGTCGAACTCAAGGTAATGAAAGAGATGTTCGAGGCCAGCGTGGACGGCAAGCCTTACGATCCTGATCGTTGGGGTCAATACTTCCGACCAGCCGGCGTAGCGGCTCCATCTGCTTCATCTTCATCGGCGCCCGTTGTAGATGAGGAGGCCGCACCGGCTCCGGTCACCCCCGTAGCAAAGGCAGCACCCGCTGCTTCGAGTTTTGACGAAGAGGATGATGTAGCAGCACCTACCGCACCTGTGGCCAAACCAGCCGCTGGCGGACAGAATGCCCAGGATATCCTGGCTATGATCCGCGCACGTCAAAACAAATAGTAACCAAGGAAAAAGAAGGAGTGGAAACACTCCTTCTCTCTCAATGAAATTTCATCTAGAATTTGAGAATACCAAAGATGTGATATCTTTTGATGTGGTGTATAACCCAGATTTGATAAAATGGTTTATCATCCAAGCAGAAGAGCAAGGATCAAATCGATTTTTTAACAACGATGATTTGTCAAAAAATATCGATTCAAAACTCAATGACATCAATTGGGCTCTTTCAAAGACCAATGAAATATATTGGTTGTTAAGCAATGAATCATTCCCGCAAAATGATAATCTAATTGATTATTTGGATCAACGATTTTTAAACCGACAACATGCGGTCTGGGTTGATTCCCAGTATAAAATCGTAAACATAGATCAATTAAGATTTTCTTCTGATAGTAGAAAAGCAGAATTGGGTCGTAGGTTGCATGATCTGTATCCCGATGAAATCCGAGACATAAAGATGGCCGAGGCCATGGATAAACTTGGATATATCTACCCTTATGAACAGGTCAATAAATCTGTTCATAATCTCGAATCGATCTTTTCAACTGATAGGGAGTATAGCTCACCCAATAAATGGGCAGAACTGGGTTTCGAAAACCCCTTCATTGATACTATCGTTAGTAATATGGATCGAGTGAATTTATCTTTTGGGTACACTTATGTTGGAAGGCAGTATTACAATAAATGGCAGTACTGGGATACCGATCTTGAATTCCAAGATCATTACAACTATGAAAGATTGGAGTGGTCGTTCCAACTCAATTTAGATCGTCCCCAGACTCGATCATGGAGTCCAGAGTTTTTACAATGGGCCAATGAAAAAAGGGTGAGGCCCATATCTACCCAATTGCCTATCGCAAATATCATTGACTTAGAGAAAAATTTAACTTATTATAGAAAAATGTTATATAGCAATGGCAGGCAAAACAATGCAGCCAGACTTATTTTAGACTAGAGGATACCATGGCAAAACCCTTTGATGTATCAAAATTTCGCAAAGAAATCACAAAGTCAATCGATGGACTCAGCATCGGTTTCAATGATCCCACTGACTGGATCTCCACGGGCAACTATGCCCTTAACTATCTTATTTCGGGAGACTTCAACCGAGGTATCCCTTTGGGCAAAGTCACTGTGTTTGCAGGCGAATCAGGTGCAGGTAAATCATATATCTGTTCTGGCAACATTGTCAAGAACGCACAAGAGCAAGGTATCTTTGTGGTGCTGATTGACTCAGAAAACGCACTAGACGAGGATTGGCTCAAGGCATTGGGAGTTGATACTAGTGAAAGCAAACTGCTTAAATTGTCAATGGCCATGATCGACGATGTAGCCAAGACCATCGCTACATTCATGAGCGACTACAAGGCACTGAGTCCAGAAGATCGCCCCAAGATTCTGTTCGTGATTGACAGTCTGGGCATGTTACTGACACCCACAGACGTAAATCAGTTTGAAGCAGGTGAAATGAAGGGCGACCTAGGTCGCAAGCCCAAGGCCTTGACGGCATTGGTGCGTAACTGCGTCAACATGTTTGGTAGCTACAACGTAGGCATGGTAGTCACGAACCACACTTATGCCAGCCAAGACATGTTTGATCCCGACGACAAGATCTCCGGCGGTCAGGGCTTTATCTATGCTTCGAGTATTGTTGTAGCCATGAAGAAACTCAAGCTCAAAGAAGACGAAGACGGCAACAAGATCTCAGACGTCATGGGTATTCGTGCTGCATGTAAGGTCATGAAAACACGTTACGCCAAACCATTTGAAGGTGTGCAGATCAAGATTCCATATTCTACTGGGATGAGCTTGTATAGCGGTCTAACTGATCTAGCAGAAAAAAAGGGAATTCTTAAGAAAGACGGCAATCGATTGGCATTTACTACACTCGATGGGGAAATAATTAAGCATTTCCGTAAAGGATGGGAAAGCAATGAAGATGGGTGCCTCGACAAGTTGATCAAAGATTTTAATAAAGTTGATCCTGGTAATGTTGAGATAGACACCGAAGAGCCGGATAATTGAGTAATGATACATAGCAGTTTGCTAAATATGATTGGAGGCTGCTATGTATTACATTTACGCACTCATTGATCCACGCACTAATTTGCCGTTTTACATCGGCAAAGGTTTGAAGAAAAATGAACGGCATTTAGATCACTTCAATGAATCGATTGATAAGACTAGTAATCGACATAAATTTTACAAAATTAAATATTTGAAATCCACTGGATTAGAAGTACCAGTGCAAATTCTTGTTGATGATATATTTAACGAAGACACCGCTTACCAAATTGAGTCTTTACTAATTAAAAAATTTGGGAGAGAAAATATCGACGAAGGTGGAGTACTTACAAATATTTGCTTAGATAATAAACCGCCCTCTGTAAAAGGAAGAAAACAAACAGCAGAACATATTGCAAAGAGAGCCAGCAGTTATTCAAACACATGCCGGACGGTTGGTCGTAAACCCCACAGCGAGGAAACAAAACGCAAGATTGCCAGACCCGGCAAGTTAAATGGGTTTTATAATAAAACCCACAGTGATAAAGTAAAACAGGATCATTCTAATAGGATGGTAGGGAATAAAAACAATAGTAAAACATACATTTTTACTTCACCAGCTGGCCGGGACTACATAGTAGTAGGCGAATTTTATAAATTTTGTAATACACATAAATTATCAATCGGGACGATGGAAAAGCAACTTAGAACTAAAAAAATACCAGTGGCTGGTCGATGTGCCGGGTGGAAAGTTACTAAAAAAGAAAAGGAATAATCATGGCAGTAGATTTAGCACACGACCTTTGGCAGGAACTCAAACGATATATCAGCACACCAGATCGCGAAGACGCTGCGGATACTCTGGTCAACGTCTTGATTGACAACGATTACGATGCCGAACAGATACGTGATACGTTCAAAGGCGATGCGGATATCAAACGTGCTTTACAGAGTTATCTTGACGATCTTGAGGAAGAAGATCTTGATGAAGAAGATGAAGACGATTACGATGACAGTTATTGATTATGTGGTATAGCCGAGTAACCGCCAATCTAGGATGTATTCCGGATTTCATCCAGCACTACGAACGAGAGCTGGACGAGGCCAAGAAAGAATGTCGGATCGGTGGATACGTCGAAGTCAATATCAAAGAATTACCTGGTATAACCGAGCATCGCTTCAATCAATTGCAAGAGATCGAAGCGATCCTTAACTATCTCAACATACAACTACGCAAGATACGCCGTCGGCATTTCCAAAAATATCTGGAAAATTATGCTCGGGCACTCACTAGTCGTGATGCAGAAAAATACGTCGACGGAGAAGATGAAGTCATCGATTTTGAAACCATCATCAATGAAGTGGCTTTGTTACGCAACAAGTGGTTGGGAGTCATGAAAGGCCTAGATACCAAACAATGGCAGATGGGCCATATCGTAAGATTGCGTACTGCAGGTATGGAAGATATTCAAGTATAATCAATGTCGACAATCTATCAACCTTTTTCTACTCCAGAATCTAGTCATGCACACAGTTTAAAAACATTAAATCTGTTGTATGAATACGATGATTTCATGGAAAGCATATCCACTTTGGCTGATATGGGATGCGGTGATGGGCTAGATATCGAATGGTGGGCCACTCGTACCACTAGAGATGAGCAGAAACAACCACTTAATATCAAATGTACAGCCATCGATCAATTAACAAAGTTTGATGTTGCTAAGAAATATCCCAACATGCGATATCTAAGACAGGATATGGAACAGCCCATACTCGGTCAACATCAATTCGATGTAGTATGGTGTCACGATAGTTTCCAATATGTCATAGATCCATTTACTACATTAAAGAATTGGCGTGAATCAATGAATTCCAACAGCATGCTGATCATTATCGTACCGCAAATGTGCTCTATGGAACACAAGGATTTTGCCTATGATCAGAGAGATTTTTGTTATTGGAGTTGGACCATGGTCAATCTCATCCATGTGTTAGCAGTATCAGGATTCGATTGCGCCGAAGGTCATTTCCTTAAACGCCCCGATGATCCATGGCTACATGCTGCAGTCTATAAAAGCGAACACGAACCAATGGATCCCCGCACCACCAGATGGTACGATTTGATAGATAAAAAATTACTTCCGGAATCGGCGGTGGCCAGTATCAATCGTCACGGCTATCTAAGGCAGAGAGATTTGGTATTGCCTTGGTTGGATAAAAGTCTTACTTGGTTGGGCGAACATTGATGACCTCATCTTGATTGATGCCTGCTGCCGCCAACACATCCAACACTATCTTAGGTAATTTTTCTATTCGATAACCATACTTGTTGAGTATGCCGATCCAAAGAGGAGCACGCAGTGGCATTAGTCGATCTTCGCTCCATTCTTCTCCAAGATGATAGCCAACCTTGTTGGTGCTAAACATTTCTATCAGTCCTAGATTATTATCAAATTTTATACTTTGCGGTTGATCGAGGTAACAAGATCTGGCATCTTCTTCTGTAACTATTTCAGGATGATCCTTAAACCTTCCGGCCCAGTCGTTGACGATGCACATGATTTTCATATCGTGCTTCTGGCATACATGCAATCTACTACCACCCATGGTGGTTTCCAATAACAATAATTTTTCTTGGGGCCACGATCTCATCTCAGGTGGCAAGTGATCCCAGGTCCGCCGGCGTGGGGGGCCACACGTGATGATCACTGGATTTCTTATACCTTCTCGGAGTATGCTTTCTTCGAGTTTTTGATAATGCCCGCAGATAGCATTCAATCCTTCTTCATACTCCTTCATTATAAGTTCGCGTTTGCGACGCCCTTCATTGCTCCAGTCAGTCCATTGGCTGTTGTAACCACCACCGCAGCGACCTACCATGCCAAAAATATCTCGCGCCGGAAGTACCACAAAATGTACACGATAATCGCGTGTCATTCATCTCTCCAATGATCGGCCACCCAGGGCTGCGGATGTATGTCCCATTGCCAAATTTTTCCGCGATAAATGATCGATTCCGGAATAGATGGCCGCCCGTGATAGCAGATCACACTGGCCTTGGGAGGTATTCCGTTCCTGCAGTGTACTTTAAAACTAGTCACTCGATCGGGGAAAAGATCCTGCCAATAATACCATGAATCTAGACAATTCTCGATCCATCGTTGATCCCCGTGTGGTCTGCAACTCATTATAGCCGCTTGGGGATTTTTTATAAATCGGTCCCATATATGTTGATATCGCCCGTGTTGCCAACTCATGAGTCCAGATGCCACCAATCCTGCGGTCTTGGCGATACCGTGATAGAAATCCCGTAATACAACCATTTCGGGAATTTGATCAGTGAGGAGGTCGTCGATGTTGCTAACGATAAGAGTATCAAGATCGATGTAAAAAATCTGTTCTCCCTGCGGGATCAATAGATCATTGGAAAAAAGCTGGATCTTATTCCACCAGGTTTCTAATCCGTGATCGACTTTCAACGGCGATCTGCGGATGCGCCAGTCGATGCCAGTATCGTCCTCGGTGACACACCAAAATCGATGTTCTTGGGTCACATGTCGGTTGACAGCATAAAATAATCGATTGACATATTCCGGCCCATATTTATCTCCCCATTTGAGACATACAATATTGATCATTGAAGATTCTCCAATATCCAGTTCCAGTATTTTTTAGGAGTGTAATGTTCTTCGTAGAACTTTTTTGCATTGTTTCCAGTTTGCTGGCAGATAGTGGGATTTTTTTCTAGATATTTCAATATATCTATTAGATCACTGTAATCGTCGGCGCATTTAATGTAGTGTTGATTCGGGATCAGTTCTGAGTAGCAAGGAAATAGAGTATAAAGTTCTGGACTCACGGTACAAACGCCCAGCCCTATAAGTTCTAAATGCCCGCGGTCTACCATGTTGTTGGTAGCACCCGGTACGCAGACTGCAGCTAGACAGTTTTCGTGCGCCCGCCAAAAGTCGATCTGATCTTCGTCGGCGGATATATCAGACTCGGGGAAGTTCTTCCTTAACATGCTTTGTACATGATGCCGGCGTTCTTTGGCTGCACCGTTGGGCAACTGTTTGCACAATATAGCGGTGCCGGGTCGATAATCATAATGATATCGAACATGATTGTATTCACGCATGGTAGCACCTTTGTTACCTATGCGTTTTAGACCCACCATCGGCGGACCCAACGGTATGAAATTTTTGGGGTTATTGGGTGTGGTCTGGAATTTAAAATAAGGAAGTCCGGGATAGGATTTTTTCCAATTCCGGGTACTGTGATCCGCGTAATCAACGATGATCTGTTGATCGTTGACAACACAGGAAAATACCAATTGATCGTCAGAGACAAAAACCCGATCGTCCGACGGAACCATCTCTACCTCCACTCCGGCTATCTTAGCATATTGTATGAAAAATCGAAAGTGTATGAGACTGTATTTGTGATTTTCACTGTCTGTGGAGAATTTCATTGATGCGATCGGTGTGGTCATTTAAAAGTCTCCCTGCTCTAGAATACGATGTATCTCTGAATCGTCAAATTCAGCCAAAGTAAAAACAGGGTTTTCTACAGTGCTAACTTGTGCGGTTAATCCCAGTGCTTCATGATGATCGTGGAATTTTGTATCATCACCGGCTAACTGATTGCTAAACTTTGCCCAGGCTGCGGGAATACCGTAGGCGTGCGCTGCAATGATGCCATGCAGGCTGCTGGAGATAATACGGTCGCAGGCCGTGATCTGCTGGATGACTTCACGAGGATCGGCATTGATGAGATTGATAACTGGTAGATCAGGATATTGCCTTTTGACTTCAGCATAATCTACGTAATGCGGAGTGATACCAAGTTTATGGATTTTTTTTGGGGCAGCATCTACTATTCTCGGCAGGAGGAGGGCAGGGTCTCCATAAATTTCAGGACACTGTCCACCATTTTTGATCACCAATTCGCGGGTGCGTGGTCCCCTGACCCATCTCCATTTAGCTTGCGGATCTAACCGAGCACCACTGGTCATCGAGCCTGATCCCAGTACTGTTGTGCCAGCCTTTGCCCATTTTGCGATGCTACCAATAAAAAGATAGTCCGGATTTTCGGGACCGGCATGACTGACTTCATAGCCGTAATGTTGCAAGATTAATGGTGCGAGTATATCACCAAAATTTCCAGGTTTGGGCGTCCGGCACCAAGTGACAGATAGTTTACGAGGCATCATGACACCGATGTTTTTTTTGTCTTGCGGCACCAAAATCAGATAAAAGCACCGTTAAACGGATCATGACGATTTTCTCTGAGACATGTTGATCAGTTCTCTGTGTATATTCTTGATTTCATCGTCGGTGATAGTCCAATATTCCATTGCCTTGATAAAATTTTTTTCTACTATAGATTGATAATCTCCTATGTGATGATCTTGATCGTTCCAAAAGAAAAAAATATCTCTGTGGAAATTTGGACCCGTGGCGGTCTCTCGAAAAACTATCGGAATGGCGCGACAAAAACAGCTTTCTATCATCCGGTAGGTCCAAGCATTTTCGTGTATGTACCACGGACCTATATGATTGGGGCATAACACATATCGGCTTTGGCAAAATATCTGATAATAGGAATCTTCGTAGGTAAATTTAGTTGCACGATTCCTGCCGTATCGACTGAACTTGATCACATTATTTGGTTTCTGATAAGGTTGTAATAATCTTTTACGCCCATCATCTTCCGGAATATATCCTATGAACGAGTACTCGTGTTTTTTGGTTCGATCTAGTTTGTCTATCGAATCGACATACCTGCGGGGAAATTTTACACCAAATTCTAGGTTCCCGATCTTATGCCGCCCATTCTGATGGTCTGTTGAGAAATCACAATCTATGCCGTGCTCCCTGAGAGCCTGATCAAACAAGTAATCTTGCAGATAGCGATGCGTGTCCATTTACCGTCTCTCGATATCTTGTTCTTCACATCGGTCACCATATTGTATCTCTACGATTTTTAGGGGTTGATCTGTGAGATTGGCCAGCTGATGCCAGCGATGCTGGTAAATCATGTGATTTTGCTTCTCCTTGATATCTGCCACGAATTCGTTCTCGCCATCTTCGCCCAAGGTGAATACTGATGCCGTGCCTTCGGCCACGTACCACAATTCGGTGCGATGCTGGTGACGCTGCATGCTGAGACGTTGTCCTGGTTCTACCACCAGCTCTTTGACCTTGGTGTGACCGCGATTTTCATACAGAACACGATAGTAGCCCCAAGATCTGTGCGTTTTAGGCGCTTTCCATTCTTCCAGGATCCACGAACTGGAGTTGGCTTTGTTGGTGCCCCCTACCCCAAAACGGAATTCCAGATTGCTATCTTCTATATCCATTTCTGGAATATTTTGCTGAGTGCGATCGCCGCCATTGGCAAAGATAATGTGGGCATCGGGATAGCGCTCTCGAACAGTCTTTATAGCATGACGGGCAGATCCATCCCAGTCGCTGAACTCAATAACTTCGTCGACTACTCGCAAGTTACTGACGATTGTTGCACGCTCTGACCAAGGCATAAACGCTTGCCCTTTTTTCTGCATCAGCCAGGCATCCGAATTTACCCCCACGATCAGCCTATCTCCCAGCATTTTTGATGATTGTAAATAATGTATGTGTCCGGAATGCATGGGATCAAACCCTCCGGTAGCTAGAACGATGTTTTTCATAGTGATATTTATCTATGCATATAATGATCGATGATCAATTTGAGTTTAACTATCAATCATAAATAAAAATAACTGGAGACTGAAATGACTGTTAGGACTTTTAAACAAAATGCCAAGGCCTTTGGTGCCATCCCATCTAACATAATTGTTAAGTTAGACGGACAGCAAATATTTTCTGGACCAGTGGAGACAGAAAATTCTCCGCTGCCGTCCTTGCCAGATCTGCAATTTCAGGTTACTACCACAGCATTTACCTGGGAAAAAGATACTTCTTTTTCCGGTACAGCGGATCTGGAAATTACAGTCGAAGGAAGTCCTTTGTTATTGGCTGATACATTGGCAAACTATCAGATAGATGCGCCAGATCACGCAGACCAATTCGGAATATTTTATTCTGAGACAATCGATGGAAACACGTACTCGGATCCCTTTACCGACGAACAAATCGACGGAGTATCTGTATCGCGACAAGACGACCCATCTTTGACCGGACAATGGTGGTGGATTATCATGCCGGGGTCAACATTTACCTCCACTGTGAATATCAACGCAAGTTCTCCACCCCCAACACCTCCCGCCCCTTAAAATAAAAACCCTGCCCTGAGCAGGGTTTTTTGTGGTTGACCACTAATTGCCATTAAGCCTAAAATATGGGTTATGATGCATGAATACTCCGCCCCCGGTCTTGCCCAGGGTAGCGCCAGCATAAATCCTAAATCCGGGTCCATGGGCATTGGTTAGTACCTACTAACCTAGCGTTTTAGCGGCGGTTGACCAGTAATTCCATTTATCTTATAATAATAACATAATAAACAATATAGGAGCCTAGCAAATGACCCAAGTTTTAATCCGCAACGGTGAATATCGTAAACAAGATGTATCTGGCATGCGTTTTACTCTGGTCCGTGATTTCCAGACTGACGCCAAGGGTGGTAACGTCGTGGTGGCCAACGACGGTGCTTTCCCAGGAATGCCTGACCAGATCCGCGTCCGCGTAGACTCAATCGAAGATATCGAAATCACAGGAGCCCGCTCAGTGAGCAAAGAAGATCGAGTAGTAGAGTTCAAGAAACCCGAGGAGACCGACGAAGAAGTCATGGATCGTATCGAAAAGCGATTCAGCATCCTTGATGACATGACCAAAGCGGCCATCCAAGGTGACATCCGCGCCATGATCGTCGTGGGTCCTCCCGGAGTTGGTAAATCCTACGGTGTGGAGTACCAGCTGGAGAAGGCCGGCATGTTCGACCAGATCTCCGGCCGCAAGATCAAGTATGAAGTGGTCAAAGGTGCCATGACTCCCATCGGTCTCTACTGCACCTTGTACAAACACTCGGACCCCAAGAACGTCTTGGTGTTCGACGACTGTGACTCGATCCTGTTGGACGACGTGGCCCTGAACATCCTGAAAGCAGCCTTGGACTCGGGCAAGAAGCGCCGCATCCACTGGAACGCTGACAGCTCGATGTTGCGCCGTGAAGGTGTGCCCGATCAGTTCGACTTCAAGGGCTCGGTGATCTTCATCACCAACTTGAAGTTCGATCACCTCCGATCTAAGAAACTGCAAGACCACTTGGAGGCTCTGCAATCACGCTGTCACTTCTTGGACCTAACTTTGGATACCACACGCGACAAGATCCTGCGCATTCGCCAGATCTTCCGCAAAGGTGACTTGTTCAAGGACTACGAATTCACGCCCGAGCAAGGCGAAGAGATCGTACAGTTCATGCAGACCAATCATGCCAAACTCCGCGAGATCAGTCTGCGTATGGCCCTGAAGCTGGCAGACTTGACCAAGATCAGCGCCAATTGGCAAGCCCTTGCAGAATCAACCTGCATGAAGCATTAATCGAGTTCGGGGCGATACTCCTCCTTTCACTTTCATACTTGTTATCGCCCCAAACCGGATCGCCACTAAAGTCTAGCTCCTAGGCGATCCGTTTAACGCCGGTGCCCCAGAAAGGCACCGGTTTTTTTGACTTTGTTAAATAAAGCCTGTACACTCTACAACATGCGACAGGCAACCCTCACGATCACAGATGAAGTCAACGTCAAGATATCCGGGCTGGAACTAGATGTCCGACGCAAACTGGTCAACCAATTCAAATACGATGTTCCTTATGCTCGTTATCTCCCTGCGGTGAGACTGGGGCGGTGGGATGGCAAAGTGAGTTTCTTCAATTTGGGTGGTAGCACTTATGTAAACTTGCTACCCGAAATTATACCCATCTTGGAAGAATACAACTACGACATCGAACTAGATGATCAGCGGGAATATCGCACCACATTCGAATTTGAGCCGGTGCGGGAAGATTCGTTCCAACACATAAAATGGCCCAAAGGGCATCCGCAGGTAGGTGATCCCATCATGATGCGTGACTACCAGGTGGAGATAGTCAACAATTTCTTGGCCAATCCGCAGTGCCTGCAGGAAGTGGCCACCGGAGCAGGCAAGACTATCATGACGGCGGCCCTGAGCCATGCTGTGACACCTTATGGTCGGAGCATAGTGATAGTGCCCAACAAAAGCCTCGTGACGCAGACAGAAAAAGACTACATCAACATGGGCCTGGACACCGGAGTATTCTTTGGTGATCGCAAAGAGTTTGGTCGTACACACACTATCTGCACATGGCAGAGCCTGAACGTGCTATTGAAGAACACCAAGAAGGGCGACGTGGACATCACCATCGGAGAGTTCCTGGAAGGTGTGGTATGCGTGATCGTAGACGAAGTACACATGGCCAAGGCCGATGCACTGAAAACCCTGCTTACAGGAGTGATGTCGCAAGTGCCGATCCGGTGGGGTTTGACCGGTACCATCCCCAAAGAGCAATTTGAGTTCCAGGCCTTGCATGTGAGCCTGGGCCCGGTGGTATCTAGACTGGCTGCGGCAGAATTACAAGATCGTGGAGTATTGGCCCAGTGCCATGTCAACATCGTACAGTTGGTAGATCACGTGGAGTACAACAACTATCAGAGCGAGCTTAAATACTTGCTGGAAGAGTCGGGCAGATTGGATACCATGGCCCGTCTGATCGCAGAAGTCAACAAGACCGGAAATACCTTGGTGCTGGTAGATCGTGTAGCGGCCGGACAAGAACTGGTCTCGCGATTAGATAATGCGGTGTTCATATCCGGAGCTACCAAGGCCGGGGAAAGGCAGGAACATTATGACGAAGTATCGGAGGCAACAGACAAGATCATTGTCGCTACTTACGGTGTTGCCGCAGTTGGCATTAACATTCCCCGTATTTTTAATCTGGTGCTTGTTGAGCCTGGCAAGAGCTTTGTTAGAGTCATTCAGTCTATTGGTCGTGGCATACGTAAAGCGGAAGACAAAGACTTCGTACAGATCTGGGACATAACCAGCACCTGCAAATTCGCGAAACGGCACCTTACAAAACGCAAGGCCTATTACAAAGAAGCTCGTTATCCATTTACACATGAAAAGTTAGAGTGGATGATTTGACTTTTTGTTTAAATCCTGTAAAATAATAGCATGAGAATACTAACTTTAGATAATACTCCTTACGATTTGACTACTTTGCCTGACGAAGTAGATGATATGCGTTTTGCTATATTAGACAATTCTGACCCTGGCAATCCTGATTATCATTACATACCATTGATTTTCTTAGAATCATTTAATGCACCAGCATTGGTATTAAAAATCGGTGAAAATACAATCAAGATGCCAGTGGATTGGCAGGTGCTTATCGGTGAACCGGATCTCGGAGATCTTGAAATGCTACCTTTGACATCTATCAATGATCGTGGATTCAAAGTGTTCCAGTTTAATCCGCTCACTAGTTTCCGCCCCAGTTTTCTAGACATCGAGATCATTGACGTGTATCATGAAGTGGCGTGGTATGCCCCGAAACTTAAAAACGGACAGATGTTGGCGGTACCCATCAGCGAAGGCGACGATCCAGAGTGCATTTATTTCGTTAAAGATATCTCTAGAAATTGCGAAGTCGTCGATTACAACAAGGCATGGTGACATGGAACAATACGAAAAAAGCGGTCCAACTCCCGACCCTATCAAAAAAGAAGAATCACACAGCAAGATCGAACTGCAACAATTAGAAAAATTGTACTCAGAAAATCTAACATTGATCAAAGATCTAGAAAGAGAAATACGACGCATCAATAGAAAATTAGATGAGCATGCTCGAGTTATCAATCAGATGAAAAATAATGGATAAACTTTCCATACAAAACGAAATGGCGCAATTCGACAAGAAGAATCGCGACTTTTATGATGAACTCACCGATGAGGAGCGTAAAAAGTTTTCAAACTATCTCATGATACGCTGGGGGTCAGCGGTACAAGGTAGCCGGGAACTACAAGAATTTTATGTGATCTCAACCAATGAGCGTCTCAACAAACACTTCTTCTCGGTGAATCGCCATCCCAAATTGCAATGGCTCATGGCCTCATCGGTGAGTCCGGGCATGGGAGTTTATAGACACCAATGGATCGCACCCAAGAAAAAAGACAGCGGTAACAATGAAATCAAAAAAGCATTGATGGAGCTCTATCCTAACATGAAGATATCGGATATTGAGGTGTTGGCCGCTATCACAGACAAGAAAGAGATACGGGAGTATCTGCGTGAGCACGGACACACCGACAAAGACTGAATACCAGTGCAGGTATTGTGAAAAAAAATTCCAACGAGAATCCAGTCTCGCTGTGCATGTCTGTGAGCCCAAGCGACGATATCAAGAACAAAACGAAACAGGTGTACAGATCGGATTGCAGGCTTATCTGCGTTTTTACGAGGTCACACAAGGGTCGTCCAAGTTAAAAACTTTTGATGACTTTGCACGATCACCTTATTATCGAGCATTTGTGAAGTTTGGAAGACATTGTGTGGCTATACGTGCGGTCAATGTCCCAAGATTCGTTGACTGGGTCATAGGACAAAACAAAAAAATTGACCATTGGTGCAAGGATAGTATCTACACGGAATATCTCATGGAGTATCTGCGGGTAGAAAATGTCGCGGATGCCTTGGCCCGAGCTTTGGAAGAATCCATAGCCTGGGCAGAAAAAACAGGCAATCCTGACAAAGATTATCTTCGTTATGGCAATTCCAATGCCGTCTGTTATGCTATTACAACAGGTCGATTGAGCCCGTGGGTGTTGTACAATTGTGATTCAGGGGTGGAATTTCTTAGCAATCTCAACGAAGAACAAATTGGTATGATCTGGTTTATGATCGATGCAGACTTCTGGCAGAAAAAAATCCATGATTACGCGGCAGATGCCGAATACATCAAAGAAATGTTAAAGAAAGCGGGATGGTGATGAGCGCAGATATTGATTTAGACTTCGCAGACAGATCAAAAATCTTAGATCTCATACAACACACACCCGCCAGGCAGAATCATGAAGGCCATGGCCGCCGTCATAATTCTGGTGTCTATGTCACCGATATCCCGCGAGATCCACTGTTAGGATGTGCGGCGATCGATTATGAAGAAGCAGAACGTCGGGGTTATTTCAAGATCGATTTCTTGAATATGAGTGTGTATCAGCTGATCCGAGATCCCAAGCATTATCAAGATATGATGGATCTGGAACCACCGTGGCACCGCTTATGGGAAGATCCCTCCTGGGCCAGCCAGTTGGTGCATGTAGGCAATTATACCTCTCTGCTAGATTCGATGAGACCAGACAACATACCCAGGATGGCGGCGTTTATTTCCATCATCAGACCTGGCAAAGCGCATCTCCAAAATCGTCCCTGGGCCGAAGTATTTGAGTCAGTGTGGGATGGCGATGACAGCCGTGGGTTCGTGTTCAAAAAATCTCATGCTATCAGCTACAGCATGCTGGTAGCACTACACATGAGATTAGTCCACTTTACGGACTAGAGTAATGGCTTTGCGCTTGGTTTTGCGCCGAGCGATATCATTAAGACTACATACTGGACCATGTATGATCTCTAGATCCCTATTGCTGAAAGTACGCAAATAATCACGGAAAATATCCCATTCACCCTTGAGGAAAATGTTTATGGGTATGCTTCGATTGCTTTCCCACCACCAAGTGTTGGCTAAATCTAAGTAGAGTTTTTTTAGTTCGTTGTCTTGTATGCTGCCAAAATCGTAGATAGTAGTGATAGAATCATCGCGATTTTGTATGATGCCCACATATTCTACTCCTGCATATATGCATAGAGTTATAAATGGATAGTTTTCAGAGAGTTTGACGAATATGTTATCACCCATAAATATCTGCGGAGATCACTAATGTACGCGACCACAGCCTATTTATATCAGCAAATCCAGGAAGTTTTAATGATAGACATCTTGGGCGTGGGCGATGTATTTGACCGGAGGTGGCAATCAGTGTACGCAAAAAATTTAAAACTTAACAGGGGAGTGGACAATGTGATATTGTTCCAGTTCCAAAACCAAGATCAGAAGCCCGTAAACATATCGGGGCTGACTTTTACATTTCGCATCATAAGCCAGAACGGGCAAAATCTCCTATATGCCACTGAACTAGTATCTCTTAATAACGCCACTGGTCGCGCTAAAGTCACCATCCCTGCTGTGGACACGTTCCTGTTCCAGCCCGAGCCGGCATCGTGGAGCATAGAAGTATCGGCTGGCAATCTAGATCAAGCGGTGTTTGTTGATGATTATTCTGGTGCCCGCGGCGACATTGACATCGTGGATTCGGTGTTTCCTGCTTTCGTGGCCAGCCAAGAACTGACCATCCCGGCCCAAGGCGGAACAGGTAATATCTACTATTCTAGCACACTGACCACCAACGGTGGAAGCCTCACGACCTTCCAGATCGACAATGATGGATACACCGGGAATCTGCAGGTGCAAGGGTCGTCGGATGCCACCGCTTACACAGTAGAATGGTATGATGTCAGTTTCGAAGATCTCAACACAGGAAACCTAGTTTCCAATCTCACATTCGCTAATTCATCGGCGAGATTCGGCATTAATGTCGAGGGATACCATCCTTATGTGCGTTTGGTTTTCAACAAAGACTCCGGAAATATTGATTTAATACAGTATCGATGAAGTTTAAGAAAATTCTTGGGTTAGGCGATTCATGGATGTACGGTGATGAGTTGCTAGATCCTGATCTATCTAAGATAGAACCCGATGCGGATTCTAGTTGGGTGCAAAATCGTAGCTATCGGGAAAAAAATTGTTTTCTCGGCTTGCTGGGTCAGCACTACGATGTCCCCACAGAAAATCTTGGAATCCCGGGCGGAAGCCTACAGAGTACTGTCTGGAATTATCTTTGGTGGTTAGAACATCAAGACGACCCGTCATCGACATTGATTATAGTATTCCTTACCGAACCAGACAGACACAGTTTTTTTAATCCCAATGCAAAAAGAGACTCAAGCACGCCAGACTGGGACAGATACTGTCATAGTACTTGGATCGAATACGGATCAAGCACCGTACCAGAACCATTCAGAGATCTTGGCAAGAGATTTATGACAATGACACATTGTCGAGAGCTGTCTAAATTGAATTATCTACAAACCGCGTTATTTTTTGATGGTCAGGCCGCGAGATTAGGTATGCCTTTGCTACAGTTTCATACTACTTGGCCAGAATCAGATTATCCAATCGCTACTATTCCTTGGCCCGATTTCAATTGGATCTTATTCTTTCGGGATCATCCTGGCAATCAACAAAGAGAATTGATCAAAACAAACGGTCACCCCAATGAGCTCGGGCATGGAATCATCCAAGACATGTTGATTCCTGAGATAGATCGTGTTATACTGACTAAGTGATCGATCTACTCAATTATCTACCAACCAAACGTAAAAAAACGGCATCGGGCTGGATATCAGTCAATGCACCATGTTGTGTACATAACGGGGAGAGCCCGGATCGTCGCCTGCGTGGTGGTATCAAGGTCACTGATCAAGGATGGAGTTGGCATTGTTTTAATTGCGGTTTCACTGCTTCATTCATATTAGGGCGCAATCTCAGTTTCAAAGCTCGTAAACTACTATCATGGTTGAATGTTCCCCAGGAGGAGATCGAGCGCATCAACCTCGAAAGCCTCCGGCATCGCAGCATACAGGGCATCCTGGATGATCGTCAGCGAACCGCCGACATACTACAAGGCATCGAGTTCGAGGATCGCGACTTGCCACCAGATTTCTCGATCATCGACCAAAACATGCCTCTCCATTGGCAATACCTCCGAGATCGATGCGTACCCGAAGATTATCCCTGTGGTATGATTACTGGCGAGCCCGACGACAAATTCAGCCGTCGCCAAGGCGTGATCATACCTTTCACCTATGATGGTCGCATAGTGGGTCATACACGTAGATTTTTTGACGATCGCAATCCACGTTACATCCATGACATGCAACCAGGTTTCGTGTTTGGCACGGATCTGCAACGCCCTGACTGGCAACATATGATAGTGGTAGAGGGTGTGTTTGATGCACTCAGCATTTCGGGGCTGGCTGTACTGCATGCTGAAATCAATGATGCCCAGGCCAGATTGATCCGCGGTCTAGGGAGAGAGATCACTGTGGTGCCAGATCAAGACGAAGCCGGTATGAAACTAGTAGATCGCGCTATAGAGCTAGGTTGGGCAGTAAGCATGCCCGAATGGCCCGAAGACGTTAAAGATGTCAATGATGCGGTAAAGAAGTTTGGCAAACTAGTAACCTTGATACATATATTCCAAGCCCGAGAATCTAGTAAAATAAAGATAGAACTAAGGAAGAAAAATCTTGTTAAAAGACTACGGAGTTGACGTACAGCGATTATTCTTGGAGATGATGCTCCAGGATGCACAGAGCTATGTGCGTGTTCAGAACATCTATAATCCTGAAAATTTTGATCGCAATCTGCGCCCGGCCGCAGAGTTCATCCGTAAACACAGCAATGATCACAAGACCATGCCCGTGACCGAGCAGGTGGCCGCCGCCACCGGTATCAAACTACAGCATATACCAGACCTCAACGAGGATCATTTCAATTGGTTCATGGAAGAGTTTGAAGCGTTTACCAAACGCCAAGAACTGGAACGTGCGATCCTGAAATCAGCAGACTTGCTGGAGAAAGGCGAGTTTGATCCCGTGGAGAAACTGATCAAGGATGCAGTACAGATCAGCCTCACCAAAGACATGGGCACAGATTACTGGGATGATCCCCGCGCCCGTATCAACAAATATTTCAACTCAGGCGGACAGGTAAGCACAGGCTGGCCGCAATTGGACAAACTGTTGTACGGTGGATTCAGCCGCGGCGAGCTCAACATCTTTGCAGGCGGATCGGGTTCTGGCAAGAGCTTGGTCATGATGAACATCGCGCTGAACTGGTTACAAGCCGGGCTCAGCGGTGTGTATATCACCTTAGAACTCAGCGAAGAGCTTTGTGCTTTGCGCACTGATGCTATGTTGACCAATGCATCTACTAAAGAAATTCGCAAGGACATCGAGACCACAGAGCTCAAAGTTAAACTAGTGTCCAAGAAAGCCGGACAATATCGCATCAAAGGATTCCCTGCACAATCCAACATCAACGACATCCGTAGTTACATCAAAGAAGTGCAGATACAGACAGGTATACGTGTAGACTTCATCATGGTCGATTACTTGGACTTGCTGATGCCAGTATCGGCCAAAGTCTCGCCCAACGATTTGTTCGTCAAGGACAAGTATGTTTCGGAAGAACTGCGGAACTTGGCCAAGGAACTGGGTGTGCTCATGGTCACTGCTTCCCAGTTGAATCGATCAGCGGTGGAAGAGATCGAGTTTGACCACAGCCACATCTCCGGTGGTATCTCTAAGATCAACACAGCAGACAACGTGTTTGGTATCTTCACATCAAGGGCCATGCGCGAGCGCGGACGCTATCAGATCCAGTGTATGAAATCTCGGAGTTCCACCGGCGTGGGAATGAAGATCGATCTTGAGTACAATATTGAGACCATGCGCATCACGGATCCAGGCGAGGATACTAGCCAGCAGGGCGGATTCCAGGGATCCAAGATCTACGAAAGCATCAAGGCCAAGAGCCAGGTAGCATCCGCCGAAAAAGATGATCAGGAGGATACGCCCAGGGCCTCTGCTGAAGTACAGAGCAACAAACTCAAACAGCTATTAGGGCAGATCAAGACCGGTGCGTGATCACCACCGAAGCATCATATGCTGTAATTCTTGCCACAATAATTTTTCAAACTCTCGGCTGTAAAACCAACGGAAATTGTGCTCGACTAAGGGAGCCAGGTGTTTTTGTAGATTACGGATTTCTTTACCGCTAAGGCTGTTGAGAGATTGCAAAAGACTTCCTATCGCCTGGATCCTTTTATCATCATCGAGCTCGTCATATGATTCATTCCAAAATTCCGAAAATGTACGGAATCCATACGATCGTAGATATTCGAGACTGCCACGACATGATATTAAGACGAAAGGTTGTTGCATCACTATGGGTTTGAATGATTTTTCTGTGAGATGATTACGATTTCCGAAATACACGGTTTCTGTAACAATCTGTAACAGGCTCTGATCTGCTTGTTTCCAGAGATCGATCTGATGGCTGTTATTTTGATGTGGAACATCACGATCAACGATCAATGGAAATTCGATCGCGGATGGATCAAGATTGATATTGTATTTTTGTATCAGTTCTTGTATAGTAAGATTTTCAAACGGGCAAACACTGGGAAAACTAATCAGATTGTTTTTTATTAGATCTCTCTCAATAAGCTCCTTCAATAGCAATATTCGATGTTTCCTCTCTCCTCCAATGATATTATTAAGACACAAAAAATTGTGATGTATCACTCGATCTTTAAAAGGACGATATAACAATGAACGATTATATCCTCGATACCAATCCAGAGCGGCCCATGCATGGAAAAAATAATAATGGGCATGAAATCCATAGAGATCTTGGATCCTGTTTACATATTCGCTGTTGAATTCACTGACTACGATATGTCGTTTTCCTGTGTCAAAGATAGAATTAAATTTTTGTAAAACAATATCAGTGGTGTCAACATGTAAGGGTTCCTGATCCCAAAACAGATATCTCACAACATCATGATTAGCTCGAGTTGGATCGTCGGGCATGGCCGAACTTATCACAGGGAAACTACATAGATCTCGGAAATCTACACTTCCAAATGGGTCAAACCAGTGGATACTTTGGTAAGATTTTTGGGCCACCTTGGGCAAGAAAACATTCTGGTAAATTTCGTCGATGCGGATCATTGGGAGATTAATTTTGCGGCATAATATATGCCTTTAAATATCATTGAGCGATTATTTACTCGATCAATACTTGGCTATTGCAAATAAATATCAAAAAGGTTTTGAGATATGCAAAAACGCACCCGCAGCATTTTAGAAGAACTAGATGCGATATACACAGAAAAGAACGCCGAGCGCGACCGTAGATACATCATCGAAAGCCGTGCCAGCAATGTCATATCTTCGGCGGTACGCCTTGTTGAGCAGATCGAATCTGCGTATCCCCCTGATCAAGCAGAAAATCTCGTGCGGAAATTGCTTAACGCCATCCGCACCAAAGATCCAAACAAATTCACCCGTACAGTAAGGCGCACAGATGCAGATTAACGAAGGTGGTAATGTATTCAAGGACGCCGAGGGTAATCCACGAACTCAGCGCATCAATCTCGCTGACATAGCTCCCACAGTAAAGTGGCTGGAGGGCATAACCGGCTTGCCTTTGCTGGACAACATGTTGGGCAGCACCGGAACCAAGCCCAGCTCGGGAGACTTGGATCTCGCAGTAGACTCAAATCAAGTCAATAAAGAAGAATTTTTCAAGAAACTCTCCGACATGATTGCCAGTCGCGGACAAGACCCTAAGTATTGGGTACGTAAGACTGGTACCGCTGTGCATCTGCTGACACCCATCGGTGGCCGCCCCAACAACAATTTTGTGCAGACAGACTTTATGTTCTTGTCTAAACCAGAATTTTCAAAATGGATCCTCCGCCAGGATCCCAATTCTGATTACAAAGGCGCCACCAGGGCCGTGCTTATCAACTCCATGGCCAAGAGCATGGGTTATAAGCTCAACCAAATCGATGGTATCGCCAGCCGGGATACCAACGAGCTGATCACTGACGATCCCGACGAGATCGCACGTATGCTGCTGAACCCCAGAGCCACTAGGGACGATCTCTCATCGGTAGAACGGATCATGGCAGCACTGAAAAATGATCCCAAGAGAGAAGAAAAACTAGCAGATTTCCGCGCACACATGGAGCGTGAGGGCACGCCCATCGCCGAAACAGTAGAAACCTATCAAGAATACAACGAAGTTTCTATCATGGCCCGGCTGCGTGATCGCATCGTGAACCAAGGCATGCAGGTCATAGTAGAAGGTGTGCGTATCGAGCATCCAGAGGACATGGTACTGGACGCTGGCAGCCGAGGACTGTCTCAAGCTCTGCAGGGCATCTTGGCAGCGGCCCAGCGTCCAGAGACCGCCACGGTAAAATGGGATGGTCGGCCCGCCATAATATTCGGCCGCAAACCCACTGGGGAATTTGTGCTCACCGACAAGGCAGGATTTCTGGCCAAAGGCTACGATGGGTTGGCTACTAGTCCTGAGATGATCGAGCGCATCATGGCACAGCGAGGCGGCGAGCGCAGTGAACTCATCGCCATCTATCGAAAATTATTCCCCATGCTGCGACGTGCTGTACCACAGGATTTCCGCGGATACATCCAAGGTGATTTGTTGTTTGTTGATACACCCCCGGTAAAAAACGGCGCCTATGAATTCATGCCCAACACAGTAAAATATCGTGTACCAGTAGATTCTGATCTCGGTAACAAGATCGGGGACAGCGAAGTAGGTGTGGTCATCCATACCATGCTAGACCAACCCGGCGGTACAACAACACCTATACGTGCGGCCGATCTGCAAGACAGCCCGGGCTTGTTGATCCTAGATCCCAGCCTCAAAGAACCGCGCCAGATTAAGCTCAAAGATTCCACGGTCAAGGATGTGCAGAGGATCATAAACCAGTATGGCGCAGCCATAGATCGCTTGTTTAATCCCCAGGAATTGCGTAGCCGCAAGATCACGGACTTTCCGCAATTGATCAAACAATATCTCAACAGCCGTGTGCGATCCCGAGATTACAGCAATCTAGTGTCTGGTTTTGGAGACTGGGTTCAGCAGAAAGCACCTGCCAAGACGCCACGGATATTCGAGTGGGCCACTGAAAACAAACAAGCGGTGGCCGCTGTGTTCCAGGCATTCCTGGATATATCTGCCTTGAAAAACGATCTGGTGCGTCAGCTGGATGCGCAGGCACACGACGTGCAGGCCTCTGTCAACGACGAGCCCGGGCACGAAGGCTATGTGGGACAAGGCATGAAGTTCGTGGACCGAATGAGATTTTCCGCCGCAAACTTCGCCAAAAACAATCCTGAATTAACCTAACTGATATGGTTTTTTGTCCTTTTGGTAAATAAGTGTAGAGCGAAGGCTCACTTATATTAAGGAGATTTAAAATGGCTTATTTTCCACCTTTTAATGGTGATTCACAACCAGTATTTGCATTAGACATCAACAATGGTGCACAGACTGGTAACATTGGTTCTACTGACGCATTGGTTCAGATGGATGGTCCCAAGCTGGACTTCTTCAAAGTTATCGTTGAAGATGCAGGCAACACAGCTATCGATCTGCGCACACAGTTGGGTTCATACTCCGGTGGTGTGTTCTATCCTGGCGTTGTTAACCAGATTAACTCTGCTATCCAACAAAAAGCTACCATCGCCAAGTATCAGGTCGAAGGCGACACATCGGGCCAGATTTCTTATGCGATCTATCCCTCTGGTGCTTACGATGCCACATCACTCGAGACCACAATCCGTGCTCTGGGCAATGTGCAAGTCACATCGTCAGATGGTACAGTCACAGGCGTAAACGTGTCTGGTACAGATGTCACCAATGTTGGCTTCAAACTAGCTTAATAGATACACAGTATTAAGAAAATCCCGGATTCTTTCCGGGATTTTTTTTGGCCGTTAAATATCTCTACCATGCGCATCACTTGTTCTACCAGATTCGATATCACGGCCACCGGAGTGCGCAGCAATTTCCAACACCATCGCATACCATTCCAGGATGATGTCGGTCATTGGATACAAGATCAAATTTCGTGGCAACGGGCCCGTAATCAACAGCGCAATTGGGAAACAATAAATCAGATCATATCATTGAGGACTTTGCCCACAGATATATCTCGTCCTACCGTGATCGATGAAAATGACTGCAAAATTTGGAAATTTGAGTTTGTAGTTGACACTCCTTCATCAGTGGAGCTAGATGGTGATCCCTTGGGAATATTGACACAGGATTGCCAAGGGGTGCCAATGATATCGGGATTAGACGAAACCCCCGATATCGGTGATGTTCTTGCGCCTAATATCAATGTTTTTTTTACAGTACATCCAGATAAATAAACCATAACAATAATTAAGGTTTCAAAAATTATGTCTGATACTACAGAAATTGAAAAAAAAAGTTTAGAAGCGCATGTGGAGCTCTGTGCAGAACGCTATCGTTTCTTAGAACAAAAGTTGGAACACATGGATGAAAAGATTGAAGCTCAAAGCGGTGTGATACGCGAAGTACATGATATGATACAGAACATATCAGAGAAACGTACCGACCAGGTCGTTGCTTGGGGAGCAGCATTAATCACTGTATTATTGGGAACCACAGGATATCTACTGGCTGTTTACGTCATTAAATGAATCAACAAAAAGCCCTAGATCGGCTACAACAATTGGTTTGTAGCGATATAGAAACATTTAAACACAATGTCATCGTCGGAGATGGTGATCGTTATTTGGTTTTTGATCGTTACGAAATAAACAAAGATTCGCATGGTTGCCAGGTACAAAAATATCGCTGTGATCCACGATTTTTCAGCACTACTCGGACTGCTTTAAGCTGGTGCATAGCCGACAAGTATAATCAGATCAATCTAGCAAGGCAAATCATCAATTTGGATGAAGAAAAACAATTGCTGACAGCGGATGTAATAGCCCGACAACATCTGGCAAAAAAAATACAAGACGTACATCACCGTGAAGCAGTAAACAACAAGGTAGATACCCGACAAAAACGTCTCAGAGAAGTTTCCAGACAATTAGACAAATGTGTAAATCTGGCTAAATACTGGCAAATTAGAGGATTCAACAATGAAACTGCACGAACTGGGCGCACAGCGTCCCCAAGAGCAAGTCGCTAAAGTATTCGAAAATCGACTCGGTGATCGAGTGGATTTCGACCGCATTTCTGCTGATGCAGCCCGCCGCATACTGGGAAAAGTCCGCGCACTGATACGCGAACATCGCGCCGGTCCCAATCGTCATTTCAGCGAACGCAATCCTGATTATCTGCGATTAGTCATGATGGAACAGGCATTGTCGACACATGTCAGAGAACAATCAATGGTACCAGGTACACAAGCTACCAGTGCCCAGATCGGTTCTGCAATGACAGATCCCAAGGCCAAAGCCGTGATGGACAAAGTGCAACGCGGCCAAGATCTTACCCCCGATGAGCAACAGACCGTCAACAAGATCGCGCTAGCCAAGGAAGATCAGGTCAATGAAAAATATCAAGGTTTTGAAAAAACAGTCAAAGCCATTAAAAAGGGTGGATCGGCACGAGATCCCGAAGCGGTGGCCGCCGCCATCGGTCGCAAAAAATATGGTAAAGAACGTTTCCAGAAAGCCGCTGCCGCTGGTCGGAAACTCGGCGAAAGTCGCTTGACAGAGAGCGAAATACAGACGGCCCAAGTTGTATTGGCCGCACAGGATATGATCGATCGTATCCAAGGTATGTTGGAAGACATCTCTGAAATGCAGTTCAAAGATTTACCCGCTCTCACAGATTCCATCAAGAACGACATGGGCGTGGAACAGAGCCAACAGTTCCAGAGCCAGGCTTCGCAGGCGTTGACCACATTGTTACAGGCCGTGCAAGCTGGCAAGACAGAACTGGAAGGCGCACAAGGTGTGCTTACGGGTCAAGCGCCTGTTGTTCCCGGTGCCGAAGCAGGCTCCGCACCAATGCCTCCCGCGGGCGATGAAGGTGATATCGAAGCCGATCTCAGCATCGATGCTAATCTTCCCGCCGAGGAAGAAGATGAGGAAGAGACCGCGGGCGCTGCGTTAGGTCGCGAACGCAGATAATATGCTGATACGTGAATTTGCCAACGATTCTGCAGATGTCAATCGCATCGCAGCGTTGGCACAATTTTTGTTGGGTCGGGCCGAAGATACAGATGCACAGAAAAGCATCTCCACGGATACTTTCATCAATCTGGCTCGAAATCAAGGCATCAGTTTGACTGTAACGCAACTCAAGAACATGATACAACAAGCCCCATTGAACAATATCATCGCTGATGTCACCGGCGACGAAAATGGTGGGGGTAAAGTGGTTTTCCAAGGATCTGATATCGGTGCCGGAGATCAAACTATGACTGTGGATCAAGCACGCCAGACTGTAGATCGTATGGCCAAGCAGGCCATTGACATCAAGTAAATAATACATTAAACTCAACATAGGAGGANTTATATGGCTTACAGCAAGTCCGTATTGGACCATTATGAAAATCCCCGCAATGTGGGTTCATTTGATAAAGGAGATCCGCACGTTGGGACCGGACTCGTGGGAGCACCGGCTTGCGGAGACGTTTTAAAACTACAAATCAAGGTTGATCCTGAGACCAGCATCATCACAGATGCTAAGTTTAAGACCTATGGCTGTGGATCGGCCATCGCTAGTTCAAGCCTGGTCACAGAGTGGCTCAAAGGTCGTACTATCGAGCAGGCCGGAGAGATCAAGAACACCGAGATCGCTCAAGAGCTTGCTCTGCCGCCTGTGAAAATCCATTGCAGCATCTTGGCCGAGGACGCCATCAAGTCTGCACTGGAAGACTACCGACAAAAGCACACAGCCACAATATGATCACGGTCACCGACATCGCGGCAGAGAAAATACGCACGGCCATCCAACGCCGTGGCCGCGGTCTTGGTATCCGTGTAGGCGTGCGCACCACAGGGTGTTCAGGCCTGGCCTACACCCTAGAATATGTCGATGTCGAGCAAGGCCAGCAGCATTGTGTGGCACATTATGACGACAATGGTGTGCGTGTGTATGTCAAGCCCGAGCACCTCGTATATCTAGAAGGCATGACCATAGATTATCAGAAGCGAGGCCTCAACGAGGGATTTGAGTTCATCAATTCCAACGAAAAAGACCGATGTGGTTGCGGAGAAAGTTTCCGGGTCTAGGTCCGAGAAATATCGATGTCTCGACAGATTCGGTTATATCCCGGTAGTGATCCTAACATCTTATCAAATAGCCAACCTGGTCTAAATTTTTCCCAGCACGACCAGTCTCGAGAGTTATGGATAGATATCAATTCTCTTTCCTATTTAAAATTTGATCATCCAGTATTTTGCGGAATAGAAAAAGTCTTTTTTTATGATTTTTTCCATGCCCCGTCTCGGTTCTCACAAAAAAAACTAAAAACCATACAGGAGACATCTGAGAGATATCCCACTGTATGGATGACCGCTAATGCCAAAGAAACCCCCGGTATTATCTGCCATCGCTATGATTATGTCTGGAATCGGACTAAAATTTCGACATTAGATAAATCTCCCGAGTGGAAACAATGCTCCGATCACAGATGTTACATACGATCTTCCTTGAAAAACGATTTTCGAAAAAAGAAATATCTTAGCCTTAATCGAACTATAAATCCCTACAGGAAAAAGCTCATTGAATTCCTATCAACACATGATGGGTATCTCAGCCATGTTGGGGCCGGAAGAATCATTGGCAATGAGTATACCACAGATTCTGATATCCGCAATGGAATCACTGTGCCACCGGCTCCTGGCTTTTTTGATGATAGTTATGTCAGTTGTCAGGTAGAATCGCAATATTTAGGTGATGAATCAGTGATTTTTACTGAAAAAACTTATGAGCATCTCATACGAGGCCGCATAGTATTGAATTTTGGACCGCGCGATTTTTATCGATGCTTGGAAAATGATGGATGGAAATTACCGAGGGAGGTCGATCTTTCCTGGGATTCTGAAAAAGATGATGATTTGAGATTCGATGGGTACCTGAGTTGTCTGAGGTCGATTTTCGAAAAAAAATTGACAGACATCCATGATTGGTTTATCGGCAACAATGATGTTATTGAACATAATTATCAAATGCTAGAAATTAAACCTTATGACCGTTTACAATGATCGCGATTTATAGTGACAGTCTGATAATCGATAGAGAATGGATACCTGCACTACGATTTGATAGGCCATATCGGGTAGTGCATTCTATCGATCAATTTGAACAGACTCCAGCTGATTATCGCATCGCATTCACTGCACATCGTTTGCATGTGGATCATGACACTGAGATTCGTTTTGAGATCAAAGTAAAAAGACTATCACAGGCCAGCAAGTTGGTTTTCGCCATCGAAAGCGAGTTACATCAATTCCACTGGAGCATATGGGCCGCGTGCCATGCAGACAATGTGTACTGGCTACAGCCAGGCACAGTAAACGATCGAGATGACATGCGCCAGCACATCTTACCCTGGCAAGATTGGTTTAAAACTACAGCAGGGCTTTATCAGCATATACCAATGATATTGGATCGTTTGCGTCCTTATGATGTAAAGCCACTGGCTTTTGATGCACTGCTAGGTAGCCCCAAACCTCATAGAAACTTTGTTAGAGATTCAGTTATAGAACACGGATTGTCGGAAAAAATCACGATGACCTATGGCGGTAAATGGGATAATAAATCATTTTACGCCCAAGATTATTTTATTTTTGAACCTGGAACGGAATTAATAGATCCATTGATAGGAACATGTGATTGGGTAAAATATCAAGGCCATCAATGCCATCTTAGTCAGATAATCCCCATTGATGTGTATAATAACACAGCCTATAGCATAGTAGCCGAGACAGACGCTGATAATTCATTGAGTTTTTTCAGTGAAAAAACGGCCAAACCTTTGATTGCACGTAGATTATTTGTGGCATTTACAGGGTACCGCTTTTTGTACAATCTCAGAGAGCTGGGATTTAAAACTTTTGGCGATGTCATTGATGAAAGTTACGATGAAATATTCAACGCCCGGGAAAGGTATCAGGCTGCATTTTATCAAGTAAGGAGGTTGTGCGAGATGGATCAGAGAATGGTGTTAGACAAAATAAAATATATCCTTGAGCATAATCACAATCATATCATGACCACGAACTGGAATGATTTTTCTATAAAACGTGTGAATGATCTGATCAAACAGGTAATTTTAAATTAATTAATTCCGCCCAGCGCTGATTGGTCTCTAGACCCGGGTGGAACCGATCACCGTGATAATCATCGGCTTTCTTGGCCATCTCGTAGATACCATTACGATCCTCATCGGCGAATATCCATTGATCGAAGTCTATCTGGGAGATTAACGATTTAAGTTCTGGAAAAGCCATGACACCAAAATCACCATTGGGACTCATATACCCTTCGGTGGTCCAGTAATTGACATAACTCATAAAACGATAAGGAACATCGTGTGATTTTAGGAAATCCTGGCATTTGATCATTTCGATGAGATTGTGATGCGCTAGGCTGAGATTGCTACTGACTCGGTACAAGGGAGTAAAAATTGATTTAGCAGCCGAATTTTGGAACCAAGGTCCCATCTGCCCTCCGGAAAAAATATAGCCCAGGGTATTGGGGCAATTTTCTATTCGTCGATAGAATCCGTATTCGTCAAACATGCTGTTCCATTCGGGGTTGGAAATGTCAGTTAAAAAATCCAATCTGCTGATGCCAGACCACATGACCAGTACGAGATTGTAATGATCAGGTCGATCGCACAGAGCTTTGACCACGCTGTTAGCGATGTACTGGTTTCCAGCAGCCGGTTCGGCCCTGTTGTCGATCTCGAAATCGGGACGTAATTTCTGTAGATGGGCAGGCCAGCAGATATTGCGATCACTACCGGGTTCGGCGGGCCAGTGGGTAAAACTACAACCGGATACTAAGACTTTCATTGACATATCCCATAAATTAATATAGTATTTAAAAACTTATGATCACATCCAGATATTCTTATCCTATATTAGACCGTACATCCGAAGACGGTAAACGCCTGTACTGCACACCCGATGGCAAAAAATTGCCCTCGGTCACGACGATCCTCGATCGCACCAAGCCCGCCGAAAGCCGACAAGCTCTCAACGAATGGAAGAAGCGTGTGGGGCACGAAAAAGCCCAGCAGATCACTACCGAAGCTGCCAACCGCGGTACCCGGATGCACAGCTATCTTGAGCACTATGTCAAGACCGGCGAGATTAAACCAGCAGGAACTAATCCCTATGCCTGGGCCAGCCATGTGATGGCGCAGACAGTGATCGATCAAGGGCTGAAAAAGGTGGACGAATTCTGGGGTGTGGAGATTCCGCTGTATTTCCCCAATCTCTATGCCGGTACCACAGACGGTTGCGGCATACACCTGGGAGAAGAAAGCATCCTGGATTACAAGCAGACCAACAAGCCCAAGCGCGAAGAGTGGATCGATGATTACAAGCTACAATTGGTGGCCTATGCGCTGGCGCATAACGAAGTCTACGGCACGAAAATACGCAAGGGTGTGGTGCTGATGTGTGTGCGCCCAGAAGTAGATGACCAATTCAACATCATTAAACCCCCACAATATCAGGAATTCACCCTGAAACCCGAGGATTTTGACCACTGGGAGCAGGAGTGGTGGAAGCGATTAGAACTCTACTACTTGACCGCATAAATACCTAGAACATAGGTATACTCACATGGCCATAGTACAAGTATCTCGGATCACTAACCGAAAAGGTTTGACAGAAAATCTACCCCAGCTGGCAGGCGCAGAACTGGGCTGGTGCATAGATAGTCGTCGGCTGTTTATCGGCAACGGCACCCTGCAAGAGGGTGCTCCGGTCATTGGCAACACCGAAATACTCACCGAATTTTCAGATGTCCTAGAAACAGCGAGATATACCTACGAAGATATAGCAGTAGGATATGCTGCACAGACGGGTCCCACGTCATCGGATCCCGTGATCCGCACGGTGCAGGCTAAGTTAGATGATTTTGCCAGCGTAAGAGATTTTGGCGCGGTAGGCGATGGAATGGCTGATGACACCGCCGCTATTAATCGCGCTCTATTCCAGCTTTATTGTGTACAGTCCAACAGCCAAGTGCGTCGTGCGCTCTATTTTCCTGCCGGTACCTATCTCGTCACTGATACAATATTGATACCAGCCTATGCAAAATTAGTAGGTGAGGGTGCAGATTGTTCGATAATCCTATTGGATACCGACGACAGCGCTATTCCTTTTTATGTAGCAAGAACAACAGACAGTTTGCAACAAACAGGCGTCAATATAGCCACCAATGGTGCCACCGCGCCACGCAATATCGAGATATCGTCGATGACTTTCCAGACAGATGTCATTACAGATGTTTTCTTGATCGAAGACGCACATCAGTGCTATTTTGATTCAGTAAATTTCCGCGGACCACTTACGCAATCATCTATTATATCTAACCTTGCTGGCGATAACATAGCCGGAGTAAGATTTGCCAGCACTCCGAGCCTGATCTGCAATCAAATCACTTTTGACAAATGTAGGTTCTCTGGTCTTAGCTACGGTATCGATACTGACCAAGAAATCAATAGCGTCACTGTCAGCAACGGGAATTTCAATACTTTATATCAAGGTATAACTTTAGGAACAGGGACACCCATCAATGGTGGTGCCACGGGATTCCGTGCTGTTGGTAATATGTTTGATGCGATTTATGCCGAGGGCATAGTCTACGATAAAATAAGTCTCAATGCCACAGCCTATAACATTTTTTATAATGTTGGTAATGAATTTGGAAACAGCCCTAGCTCGTCGATAGTAAAATTTGGCAATGATAACAATGTCAGCATCAGTGACCTTTTCGAAAGATCCGATGCTTTTGCTAATCAATTTCCCCGAGTGGAGATCATCAATACCACCGCAGTAACTGGCGGCACACAGATGCAGTTGGGAAGATATGCCCGTGAAAATGGACGGACAATTACCTTGGTAGATGGATCCACCGATCAGACCATCCTGACATTCGCATCTGACTTGATCCGCGCAGCATCAGTGGATTATACCATAGTACGCGATGCTGTGGTGCGCCACGGAAAGATAGTTATAGTTTCGAGCAGCGGTGATTCGGCTGTGGATCTGCAGTATTCAGATGATTATACACAAGCCGCTGACACCGGTATCACGTTGACTGCGACCGAAACCGGTGGCATCGTTTCTTTGCTTTATACTTCAACGACCACCGGATCCGATGGTACCATGACCTACTCATTGACACATCTAGCTTGATGTGGTCCAAAGATTATCAGACACGCCTGGGTCAGTGGGTCCAACTCCGGCATGAATCGGTTACATTGGATCTTGAACCTTGCTTGCTACGGGTCAATAACTGGTGGCAACAAACTCCGTGGAGGCCGTATCATCTTCATTGGGACGACTATTTGTCTTGGCCCGGTCCGTGGGATCTTTTGGCCGATGATGTCTATTGTGGTCTTGCAAGAGCTTTGGGAATCGTGTATACTTTACTTCTAATAGATCATGACAAAGTGGATGAGGTTGAGTTAGTCGAAACCGACGAAGGCAATTTAGTCCTGATCAACAAAGGAAAATATATATTGAATTGGGCTCCAGACGAGATGTTAAATATCCACTCAGCACACTTAGTCGTTAAAAAAACAATCAATAGTAATAAATTACGTCATTTATTAGGGTAAAGCATGTCACAGATACAAGTACAAAAACGAGACGGCAACCGTGAGGTGTTAGATCTCGAAAAGTTGCATCGTGTGGTCTTCTGGGCCACCGAAGGAATCACAGGAGTATCCGCAAGCGAAGTAGAAATCAAGAGTCATATACAGTTTTACAATGGAATAAAAACCGCAGACATACAAGAAACGCTGATCAAATCAGCAGCAGATCTTATTTCTGAAGAAACGCCCAATTATCAATATGTTGCCGGCAGATTGATCTGTTATCATCTGCGCAAACAAGTCTATGGTGATTTCAAGCCCTGGCACATCTTAGATCTGGTTCGCCAGAACGCACAGGCTGGTTTTTATGATCCCGAACTACTAGAGGCCTATACCGAAGAAGAATGGGACCGTATCAACGGTTTTATCAAGCATGAACGTGACGAACAGCTGACTTATGCCGCCATGGAGCAGTTCCGTGGCAAGTATCTAGTGCAGAATCGTGTGACCAAGGATATCTACGAAACACCACAAGTGGCCTACGCATTGATCGCGGCCACGCTGTTCAGCAAATACAACCGAGACTCCCGCATGATGTGGGTGCGTGATTACTATGATGCTATCTCCACACACCAGATCAGCTTGCCCACACCTGTGATGGCCGGTGTTCGTACACCACAGCGCCAGTTCAGTTCCTGTGTATTGATTGAAACCGATGATAGCCTTGATTCAATCAATGCCACAGCAAGTTCAATCGTGAAATACGTCAGTCAGAAGGCTGGCATAGGCATCGGCGCTAGTCGTATCCGCGCCATAGGCTCGCCGATCCGCAACGGAGATGCGTATCACACAGGCGTCATTCCTTTCTATAAACTTTTCCAGGCTGCCACCCGCTCGTGCAGCCAGGGCGGCGTGCGCAATGGTGCGGCCACTCTTTATTATCCCTTATGGCATCTCGAAGTCGAGGATCTGTTGGTCCTTAAAAACAACAAAGGCACAGATGACAACCGTGTACGCCATATGGACTATGGCGTACAATTCAACAAGGTCATGTATGAGAGACTGCTGGGCAACGGGGATATCACCTTGTTTTCGCCGCATGATGTGCCTGAGATGTGGGACGCATTCTACACTGACGTAGACCGTTTCCGTGAACTCTATGAGCGTGCCGAGCGCAACACCAAGCTGCGCAAAAAAACTATCAAAGCAGTGGACCTGTTCAGCCGTTTTATGCAAGAACGCAAAGATACCGGGCGTATCTATCTCATGAACGTGGATCACGCCAACAGCCATGGCAGCTTCAAACCAGAGATGGCTCCCATCCGCATGAGCAACCTCTGCACAGAGATCAATCTGCCCACCAAGCCTCTAAATGATGTCAACGATTCCAACGGAGAGATCGCTCTCTGCACATTGTCAGCCATCAATTGGGGTGTATTTAAAGAGCCCCAAGACATGGAAAAGGCTTGCACGTTGGCCGTGCGCGGTCTTGATGCATTGTTAAGCTATCAGGATTATCCCATCCTAGCAGCACAGTTGGCCACAGAGAATCGTCGTCCTTTGGGCGTAGGTATCATTAACTTGGCCTATTGGTTGGCCAAGAACGATCTATCATATAGCGATCCTAAGTCTCTCGCTGAAGTGGATCGTTGGGCACAGCACTGGAGTTATTATCTCATCAAAGCTTCGGCCAATCTGGCCAAAGAGCTTGGTGCGTGCCCTAAATCTAACGAAACACGTTACGGCGATGGCATCCTGCCAGTAGACACCTACAAGCGTGATGTAGACGAATTAGTGCCACACACAGATGCAGTTGATTGGGCCGGACTCCGTGAGCAGCTGAAACAAACCGGAATCCGTAATTCAACTCTGATGGCTTTGATGCCTGCAGAAACATCTGCACAGATCTCCAACGCTACCAATGGTGTGGAGCCTCCTCGCAGCTATGTTTCAATCAAGCAAAGCAAGGACGGTGTGCTCAAGCAAGTGGTACCAGAGTTTCGACGTCTCAAGAACAAATACGAACTTCTGTGGGATCAGCGGAGTCCCGAAGGTTATCTCAAGATCATGGCCGTGTTGCAGAAGTACATCGATCAAGGTATCTCTGTCAATACTTCGTACAATCCACAGCACTACGAAGATGAAAAGATCCCTATGAGTGAGATGCTCAAACATATGATCATGTTCTACAAGTTTGGTGGAAAGCAATTATATTACTTCAACACCTACGATGGACAAGGCGAGATCGATATAGATGCATTGGGTATCAAACATGGTCAAAAGCTAGAACTAGATCCCATTGATGATCAAGATGCTTGCGAAAGCTGTGTAATCTAAACTAACGACGAGGAACAAATGTCGGTATTAAATTTAAAGAAAAATCGTGACCATACTACCAGCCTGGCTTTTCTAGATCCACAAGGTGGCATAGGTATGCAACGCTACGATACGCTGAAGTATCGTCAGTTTGATAAGCTCACAGACAAGCAATTGGGATTCTTCTGGCGACCAGAAGAAGTTGATGTGCTGCGTGATGCCAAGGACTTCAAAGACCTTACACCGCACGAGCAACATATCTTTACCAGCAACCTAAAGCGGCAGATACTGCTCGATTCGGTTCAAGGTCGGAGTCCTAACTTAGCGTTCTTGCCATTGGCTACGCTGCCAGAATTGGAGACATGGATCGAGACCTGGGCATTCAACGAGACTATCCATAGCCGCAGTTATACACACATCATCCGCAACATTTATAGCGATCCCAGCGCGGTGTTTGATGAGATGTTAGACATCGAAGACATCATCGCCTGTGCCGGCGATATCACCAAATACTACGATGAACTGATTGAATACAGCACTTGGTATCAATTGCTAGGTGCAGGTACTCATACCGTCAACGGCAAGAAAGTAGAGATCACAGAATATGAACTTAAGAAAAAATTGTGGCTCGCATTGGCCTCGGTCAATGTTCTCGAGGGCATCCGCTTCTATGTCAGTTTCGCGTGTTCCTGGGCGTTCGCTGAACTCAAGAAGATGGAGGGCAACGCAAAGATTATTAAACTTATCGCCCGAGATGAGAATGTCCACTTGGCTTTCACTCAGCAGATGCTGAAACTGTTGCCTGGCGATGATCCTGATTTCGCGAAGATCAAAGCCGAGACCCAGGCCGAAATGATTGCTATGTTCCGAGAAGCAGCACAACAGGAAAAAGATTGGGCCGCATATCTTTTCAAAGATGGCAGTATGATTGGCCTCAATCAACAACTGCTTTCAGACTACGTAGAGTGGATCGCACATAAGCGCATGACCGCGATCGGGTTGCCCAGTCATTTCAAAGGTGGCACCAATCCTTTGCCATGGACACAAAAATGGATCGCTGGAGCAGAAGTGCAAGTGGCACCACAAGAAGTGGAGTTGAGTTCTTACATCATTGGTGGTACGGTACAGGATGTTGATGAAAATACCCTTAAAGGGTTTTCATTATAATATGGAAATTAAGTCTCCTGTATAAATAATTGCAGGAGACTTATATTATGTACTATGTGTATGAATTGATTGACCCTCGCAATAATCAGCCTTTTTATGTGGGCAAAGGAAAAGGCCAGCGAGCCAAAACACACTTATGGCAGATTCCTGAAACAAGAAATCAATATAAAGAAAATAAGATAGAATCTATTAGGCGGGAAGGGTTGGAACCAGAAATCCGCTATGTGGTTGAAAATATCCAAGACAGTGATTTAGCATACGAAATTGAGTGTTTGTTAATCAAAAAATATGGAAGAAAAGGATATGATAAAGACGGAATATTGACAAATATTTGCGAGAATGCAAGACCGCCTAATCACAAAGGCAAAACCTACGAAGAAATTTACGGAAAGAATCGTGCCCTGATTGAAAAAGAAAAAAGATTAGAAACTAAGAGAAAAAATAAAAATTTTGGCGGGGTCCGATACCACGAAGAATCAACTAAATCTCGAATTAGAGAAAGTGTCATTAAATCACATTCGATGAGGGACTGTTCCCATAAGGAATCAACAAAGAAAAAAATTGGGGAATCGAACTCAAAATACATCGGACGTCTAAACAAAAAAAGCAAATGCTATCGTTTATTATCCCCCACTGGAAAAGAATATCTTCTTTACGGAAAAGAATTACACGACTTTTGCGTGAAAAATAATCTTAGTCATGGTACTTTTAAAAAAACACTACTCGAAAACTGGCCTATGTCGCGAAAAGGAAAAAACGCGGGGTGGGCTATATCTGAAATTTAAGGAGAAATAATGCTGACCATATATTCCAAAACCGTTTGCCCGTACTGCGTACAGGCTAAAAACTATCTCAAAGCCAAAAACATCAACTTCCGCGAGATCAATATCGAGGAAGATGAAGAAGCTCGTGCTTTTATACAACGCCAAGGACATCGCACAGTTCCCCAGATCTACATGGACGGCAAGATATTTGTCGAGGGAGGTTGGACTGGTTTAAGTAAGATGAGTGCAGAAGACATCGTATCAGAGATCGATCTGCGTAACTCACTTGCGGACCAGAGAATATGAACATCCAGACAGATACCATTTACAGTTTTAAAATACTCACCGGCGAAGAATTCGTGGCTAAAGTCACCGAAATCCATGCTGACCACATGATCATCGAGCACCCAATCATGACCGTGATCAGCCAGCAAGGGCTCCAGATGATGCCCGGCATGTTTTCTGCAAATCTGGACAAAAGTGTCCGACTAAATAACAACAGTTGGGCTATGATCGCGGAAACCCGTGAAGATGTGCGCGACAGTTGGATCCAGGCCACTACAGGCATAGCACCTGTTCGCAAGCAGATCATAACTGGATAACACATGCAACACAGGTTCGTGATCATGATCTCGGGCCAATTGCATACGTTCACAAGGTATGAAGACATACCAGAAGAGTTTGATCGTGTGATAGAGTTCTGTCCCGAAATCCCACCAGGCCCCCACACCCAAGAGCAACATGATGAAATCGATTCTTGGGTACCGAAATTTGATAGGTTAATGGAGATAGAACGTGCCCGCTCAAGCAAGACAAGGTGATCTAGGTGTACCCCACTGTAGTGGATACACTATTGCCACTGGGAGCCCAGATGTATTTGTCAATGGTAGACCTGCGGCCAGATTAGGTGATGTTTCGGCCCCACATCTCCGCCCTGCTAAAAGATGCCCCACGCACGTGGCCGCGATCTCGATTGGATCTAGTTCGGTATTCATCAATGGGCGGCCAGCCGCTAGAGTCGGTGATTCTCTAGCAGGATGTACCAAAGTAGCCACTGGGTCATCAGATGTAGTCACAGGGGACTGATATGAGTTGCGGCGGCCCACTTAGTCCTGTAATGATGATAGCCGGAGCCGGAATGCTACCCGGTGCAGACAGTATTTCTGGACTTGGAGCCAGCCTTGGTGTAAACTCTGCACTGACTAGTACAATATCAAATTTTACAAGCCTTCCTATAGTCAGCCAATTCAGTGATATCGTCACACAAGCCACCGGATCTTTGGGTGGAGGGGTCTTAGACAGTCTCCGTACCATGGGACAGGATTTTGTGGCTTTGACCAATGCTTTGCCTGCATCATTTAGTTCAGCACTGTCGGTAGTTGCGCCGGGAGGAGTATTTGACGGAGGATTTACCGGTCTTATCTCACAAACGGCATCAGGCATCATGGGCCAGGGAGATCTCACCCAATTTGGACAGATTTTCAATTCTGCACAGGGATTTGTGGGACAGGCCAATCAATTCATCAATTCCAACCTCAACATTGGATCATTGGCATCAACATTCAGTTCAGTGACCGGCGGCATGGACAATCTTATCACAGGAAGTTTCAGCCAGGTGTCCGAAGCCTTTGGTGCACTAGGCAATGATTTTAGCAAACTAGGTAATCTTATCGACATGGGCAATCTGCCCAATCTCGGAGATCCATCAGCGTTAATACGGCAAGTGGCTTCGGTCGGTGGTGTGACACCCGGAGTTGAATCTGCATTAAGACAATCTGGATTAAGCACTGCTACCATAGCACAGATAGCCACGGGGGGTGTTACGTCTATAAGTCCCACGGCTAATAAATTGTTATATCAAGGCTTGACCAAGATTGGCGGTAGTGAATTGCAACAAGTGAAAAATATATTGGGAGTGTCCACCGGTGGTATTACCACCATGGCGGATCTGCTGGATCCAAAGAAAATATTGCCTACCAGTTATACTACATTGACCATGCCTACACCCAATGGACTCAAAGGTATCTATGCTACATCCAATGCCGTCAATACCAATCTAGAAAAATATCTCCAAGATCCCAATGCTCCAGTTTATACCGGAGATGATCCCATCGTTCGAGCACGATTAGGATTAGATCGAGTACAAGATACAGTACTAATATGACCACATACAACGAATTAAAAAAGATAATACCTCCAGATCAGGCCCTGGCCAACCAGGCCTTGAGCCGTAGTTTACGGCAAGTCAAAGAGATATTCAATACAGATCTGCCAGCTGTGGCAGCGGCTGTGAGCAATCTAGAAAGCAACAAAGATCTGGATCTCATCAATGAATTAACTACTCCTATACCGCCAGTGGTAGCCAATGTTTGGGGCAACACATTTGCCACAGGTACAGGTCCTGGCAATACCATCACGATCAATGATGTAGTTGGTATCGCAGCTGGTGCCACAGTCAACGATGTACTACCATCGGTCACAGGAACTATACAACAACTAGCAAATATAGGTGCATTGGATCCACTCACAGGAGCTCAGGGCGTTTATACCGTGATGGGCAATGTTCTCGCCAATGCTTACACCTCCTTTACTCCGGGCCCTGATACCTATACGATAACTATTCCGGCACCGTTGCCCGGACAAGGGACATATGGCCCCGACTTATCATTTGGGAATGTGATCGATTCGGCGTTCAGTAATCTTATTTCCATCGGAAACACTGTGATAGCAAACATTGCCAGCACCAATAGTGAATCAGCCAATGTATGCAATCAAGCCTATGATAATATGGCCTATCAATTGGAGCTCAATGTCACGAATTCTATAGCCGCTGGCATAGACATCGGTAATGTGGTCAATGATATAGCCAACGCTAATCTTATCGCTAATTCGGTTTCGGTAAGTCTTGCACTGGCCAGTCGTTTGCATGATATAGGATTAGATGTTACCGAAGGTGGTGCGGCCCAGTTCTTTGAAGCCACAGCAAATACATCAAATCTTCCCGGTCAGTCAGTGATCGCATCCATGCGTGAAGGGCGCAATATAGCGGTACTTAATGCTGCGGGAATACAGTTAGACACGCAATTAGTAGACGTAAACCCTAATCAAACCATAGCTAACAACCTTCCCGACGCCCAATACAGCGTATCGGAAGCCCGTGGAAATATTTCACTGTAAAAAAATTTATAGCTAAATAATACTTGAGAGTTCAATCTCATTCCCTATCTAGAAAAGGAAAATCAATGAAGAAACTAGCAATCGCAGCGGCCGTGGCCGCAATAGCAACAACTGTGAGCGCACAAAGCGTAGAAGTTTACGGTATCATCGATACTGGATTCCAGAATCATGACAACGGCACCAATTCTTATAGCCGTGCTTTTGACTCTGGTGTGGCCACCAGCCGTTTAGGTTTCCGTGGTACAGAGGATTTAGGTGGTGGTCTGAAAGCCAACTTTAATCTGGAAGCACAACTGAATCCTTCTGCAGGTTCCGTGGGATCGACCACTGTTGCAGCTAATGAAACATTCAACCGCGAAGCTTGGGTGGGTCTTAGCAGCAAGGTATTAGGCGAGATCCGTGTTGGTCGCCAAGACGTGACCTATGCACAAGACGTTGACGCAGGTACCAGCCAGTTTGGTAACTTTGGCAATCGCGCTATCAATGGTACAGCCATCGAGCTGGGTGCTGACCAAAAGAACGTGATCAAGTATATCACTCCCAAGATTGGTGGTTTCTATGGTCAGGTCGGTTTTGGTTCGGCTAACAACGCCGGTGCCACCACTGATACCGCAGGTGATCAGAAAGGTGCATTGGTAGGTTACGATGATGGTCGCCTCAAGCTGTTTGCTGGTATCCACAAAGTCGATGCCACATCCACAGCCGGTGAACGTGATTTCACTGTGTACGGTGCAGCCTATGATCTCGGTTACGCACAGGTTGGCTTGACCTACGCCGAAGGCGATGTCAACAATACCAATGAAGCCAAGAACAAGAACACACAAGGTTCAGTACGTGTTCCTCTCTCAGCCGGATTTGCACTACATGGCGTGTATGCTGTTGCCAAAGATGGCGCACAGGCCACAGCTGGCGAAGGTAAAGGCTACACCGTCGGTGTCAGCAAGGCCCTGAGCAAGCGCACTTCGTTGTACGCTGCCTATTCTGCAGTTGACAATGAAGCCAATGCCAAGATGTACATGGCCGGTCAGGTCGCCGCTCCTGCCACAGCAGGTCTGGACACCAAGACCACGACTATCGGTCTAGTACACGCATTCTAAAAGTTTCACAGCAGTAGTACCTTGGAAAACCCTGCCCAGAGCAGGGTTTTTCTTTGGCTAGTGCCTACTAACCTACGTGTTTTAGGGCGGTTGACCAGAAATAGCCATTTTCGTATAATAATAGGACAGTAACAATTTAGGAGCCATAGCATGTCTAAGAAACACTTTGAACTGCTCGCCCAATATATCTCGGGTATCATCGACTTCAACTGTCGACTCAATGCCGCGGTAGCAGTGGCGTCAGCCTGCAAAGCAGCCAACCCCCGATTCAATGAGCAGAAGTTTTTCGCGGCCTGTCGTATCGGTGCCGCAGAATGAGCCTACTAGACGTCAAGGGCCGCCCATGGGCCATATTCAATCCCAAAAATTCCGAGCATCGCGACTACTATGCACAGTTCCTGAAGAAGCGTACCTGGCGTCATTGTCCAGTGCAGTTCTATCTTGAGCAGGGCTACGGCGATCTCCCGGCAATGATCGAGAACAAACTCACAGCCTATTATCTGGGCCAAGAATTCCGTCGACGGGTGCCCGAGCGCGGCGAATCCTGGGCTGGGCATGAAGGTTAGTGCTTGCTAACCTAGAGGTTGACCAGAAAAAGCCATTTCGGTTATAATATGGGTATAGTGAATAAAAAGGAGCAGACGATGACTACAATCTACCAAGAACTGTCAGCACAAGAAAAGTGGGAAGTCGGTGCCTACGGTGCCACCGAATCGCAGGTCCGAGAGACCTTGGCGAGTTATCTAGATCGACGCAACCAGCGCCAGATCGTCATAGACTTGATGAACGGTGGCTGGAGCGACATCAACTTCGGCAATCTCGAAGATGCTCGCCAGATCCTCAACCGTGCCAAACTGGCCATCATGGAGTGGTTCGATGGCGACAGCCGAGACTTCAGCCTGACTTACCCGGGCATGGCTATGAGTTGCCTCAGCGATGCACAAGAACTCCTGGAGTATGAGGACACCCGCCGCGCCCAGATGTGCATCGACACCGCGGTTGAATTCATGAAAAAACAAGGAGACAGCCGTGGCCAATGAAGCGAGACAGGCCACCCGGAGACTCCTAGAGGAGTGCGAAGGTGGTGTGCTGTGTTGGGAACAGGTGGCCCGCGATGCACTCAACTACATGAGTGAAGACGAAGTCGCTGACATGGGCCGTATCAATGGTTATTTTGAATTTGACGAGGATGAAGATGAATAAGCCCGCTAGAACCCTAAACGATGTCATAGCCGAACTGATCAACCTCTGCGAGGTCCGTGGAGAGTTAGATCTCGAAGCCAATGCCCGCAATGAAAAACGCATCGCTGAACTCAATCAAGAGTATCTGCGATTGCAAGCCCTGGAGGAACAGCAATGAGTACCTACACAGTAGCAAGGACCGTGATCTTCTTTTTTGAAGTTGAAGCCAACAGCAATGAAGAGGCACTAGCCGAAGTCAATGGACTGGGCATCGGTGCCGCTGTGGAAGAGGAAGAGGTCCGTATGGAAGTGGTTGATGTGAGGGAGTTGGCATGAATCAACCTTATATCCAACTCGACCGCCAGCAGTGGCGCGAATTGCATAATGCACTCTGCAACGCTGAACAAAAAGCCAGTTATCTATTTGATGTGCTTAGGGACGGTGGCAAGGCATTAGAAGCCATCCAGTCTATCCGTGCAGCACTGAAGCCGGCCTACGAGCAAGACGATTTACAGTTCACTCAACAGAACGATTACTTCGACAAGATTAAAGAAGAAAATAACTTCCTTGCCACCTGGAGCATGTACGATGAAGTACCAGTGGATGGAATGGATGATCCACATCCGTTTGTGGGTGCAGAGTATGTGCTGTATGGCGAACATTGGGGCGAGGAAGGCCCATCGCAGATCCGCATCCGTGGTCCCCGTTGGATCGATCTCTATGAAGCGGCCGACCAGGCCATCCGTGCCAGCGGTGATGGACATCATGTGTTCATTGAGCGGTTCACACCGGATGCAAGTATACCAGGGTGTTTACACCTACAGACAGGAAGTTAAATAGTATGTCACAAGTTAGAAAGCAGGATCAATTTGATCCAACAGACGAGAAGGTTTATAATGGCCTCATGCCAGCAGATTGGATCAGAGACTTAGAGATTTCAGACTCTCGCATACACAAAGAAAAAGTCATCGAGAAGGCCTTGATGGCCGCGAACCTTGGATCAAGTTCGGCACAGAGTTTCCTTTACAATGTCTATCTGGCATTGAATCCCTATTTTGTTTATGGCGTCAAGAAAGTACCAGAGAGTTCGGGCTTAGAGAATCGACCCAACCCTTGGCCGCAGTTCTGGGGATTGTGCGAATCTCTACGCACAAGATCAGTCACTGGAGGCAGTGCCCGTGCAGCCATCGAATCAATGATGGAAAAGTTTGACAGCGACCAATGGAATGGCCTGGCCCGGCGTGTGCTGATCAAGGATCTCCGTTGCGGTGTTTCTGAAAAGACCGTCAACAAGATCTGCGGTAATACACAGTGGGCCATACCCGTGTTCACTTGCCAACTAGCACAGGATTCCGCGGATCATCCCCGCAAGATGAAAGGCCGTAAACGCATCGAATGTAAACTGGATGGTGTGCGTGTGCTGGCGGTTGTGAGTGGCAACACCGTGAATCTCTACAGCCGCAATGGCAAGGCCTTTGACAATTTTCCCCAGATACAAGAAGCCATTGAAGACAATAAGAAGTTCTTCCAGCATGGTCTGGCATCAGGCGGTCGTTTCGTCCTAGATGGTGAGATCGTGGGTGAGAGTTTCCAGAAACTCATGCGGCAAGCACATCGCAAAAGCGATGCTCGTACTGAGGGCATGGTCTACCATATCTTTGATATCATTCCATTGGATGATTTTGAGCGCGGTTATTGGAACGCACAGCAACACAAACGTCTGGATATACTGGATCGAGCCGCTGAAAAACTACGGGAAAATTCCGATTGCTTGCGTGTGATGCCTGGCATGGAAGTGGATCTGGACACAGCCGAAGGCCACGATATCATGGACCGTTTCGCCCAGGATGCTGTGAAAGCAGGGTTTGAAGGCATCATGATCAAAGACGTGGATGCGCCCTACGAATGCAAGCGTACCAGTTTTTGGATGAAATGGAAGCCCACCATCACAGTGGATTTAAATATCGTGGGTTTTGAAGAAGGTACTGGTCGCAATCTGGGCCGGTTGGGTGCTATAATCTGTGAAGGAGATGACAATGGTAGACGCATTCACGTTAATGTTGGTAGCGGTCTGTCTGATAGCGATCGGGATGAGTACTGGTCCGCTCGTAGTGACCTACTTGGTCGAGTTGTGGAAGTCCAAGCGGACGCAGTCACGCAAAACCAAGACGGATCATACAGTCTGAGATTCCCCCGATTCTTACGATTCCGTGGATTTGAACCAGATGAAAAACTATAAAGGAAAAGAAATGTTATACAGAGCATTGTTGTTCGTGACAGTGGTCGTGGCCATGGCGTCACTGATTTTCCAATCTATTCCTGCAGCCTGGGCAGCCGCTGTCATTGGTGTGTTTGCCGTCACTGCCCGAGACTTAGATCGATGATAGCAGAACTGGTCGAACTGTGGTCATGGTTCTTCGGTATGATCGCCGGCTGGGGTGCCACCACGATCGGGCTCGTGACAGCGTTGGTCGTGTTGTACATCAAACACATCCGTCTCAAAAATCAAGTCAACCAACTGTATTCTCGCCAGGTGTCTTTCGAGCGAGAAATCAGCCTCAAACAAAAGTGGGATGATAAATGAAACGTAGGATCTATTGGCGAACACTGAGCCCTTGGTTGATGATAACCATGGGACTATTGGTCACACCTTTCCTGGTGCTGTACATGTGGATATTCCACCCCAGAATGTGTTGGCAACATTTAAAAGAAGTCTGGCGAAACCGGTCGTTGTATTGAGCCAGAAACCGCCACCAGGCGGTTTTTTTATGCTAAAATACTAAAGCAGCGAATGGGAGATGGAAGGTCTGGCTTGGATCGAACCCGGGATATCGGTCCGTGGCGTAGAAACCTGTAAATCCTTTGAGGCTGAGGCACCACCAGATCTGGTCTGCCGCTGGAAAAAGACTAGATCAAAACCGGATACGTAAGTGCCATTGGGCACCACTGCAACCGGGAGTAAGCTACCGTGGAGCGGCATGGTGGAAAGCAGGTATCACGAACTGTATCGAAACGGAGATCTCTAACTTTTATGTCAACGCAACTCGATCCTCTTAAAACAACGTCCCAGGAACTGCACCGTTTTTGGTTTTTCGTGTCGACCGAAAAACAGTGGTACGACATCATACGTGAATGTCGCGCATGGTTCGGCAAGGACTGGCGTGGTATGAGCAAGGTACGTCGCAAACTTTCTAACAACCGTACGCCCGCACCACGCTACGCACCTTTGCTAGTATGGTTTGAAGTGCCAGATCCCAGGTTTGCCACCTGGATTTCCGTGAAAATGTCACTACAAGTACAGAGCGATGCCAAGTACCAGGCCGCTAAATAAATCACTATGTTTTTAACTTGGTTAATGTTGGGCGTGGCGCTGTGTTTGAGCGCCATCGCCGCGTTTTACTCGATCATCGGTCTCACTGCTATCTTTGCCGCGGCTGTGGTTCCCGTGGCTATCATGGGCACTGTGTTAGAGATCGCCAAACTCACCGTCACAGTGTGGCTGCACGAATACTGGCACCGTTGCCGCCGGCTCATGAAAGTATATCTCGTGCCCGCGGTAGGCGTGCTCATGCTGATTACCTCCATGGGCATATTTGGATTTTTGTCAAAGGCACACCTGGATCAAGCCGTGCCGGCAGGCGATGTTTCTGCACAGGTGGCCATATACGATGACAAGATCCGTACACAACGAGATAATATAGAGACTGCCCGCACAGCTCTGCGCCAACTTGATGCAGCCGTGGATCAGCAAATGGCCCGCAGCACTGATGAGCAAGGTGCCCAACGTGCGGCCAATCTGCGCCGCCAGCAAGGGGCAGAACGTAATCGTCTCAATCAAGATATTAGCCGTGCCCAGACCGAGATCGTAAAACTACAGGAACAACGTGCTCCTGTGGCCGCACAAGCCAGAAAGGTTGAAGCTGAAGTTGGCCCTATCAAATACATCGCGGCCTTGATCTATGGTGACAACCCTGACGCTAATCTCTTAGAAAAAGCTGTACGTTGGGTCATAATAATCCTCGTGATAGTGTTTGATCCTTTGGCAATATTCATGCTGTTGGCGGCAACAGAAAGTTACAAGTGGGAAAAATACGGCCGAGGCGGAGATCCTGAAGAGCAGACGGGATCGCCACCAGAGAGCCCTGTGTTAAATCGCGTGAATCAGTGGCGCGATCGTTGGCAACAATGGAGGACCAAAAATGCAATTGATAATGTTGATGCAGTTACTACCCCGAATATGGATGAACGATCTGCAGGAGATCCTGTGGACAGTAAACCCGTGGCTGAGGTGGTGGAGCAGTCTTCCAAGCAAACAAGATCGGAAATAAAGTACCAGATCATTGATGATGCTGACGATGAAATTTCTTTATCTACACCGGTCAAGGAAAGGGAGCCCAGGATTACCATGGGCAACTTATGGCCGCCATACAGTCACAAAGGCGATTTGTTTATTAAAACTTCAACATTACCTACCACATTGTTTAAGTTTAATGATGACATTTGGGTATCTATCGATAAGAAACAAAACGATCTTTACTATCAATACGATGAATACATTGACTATCTCGTTTCTAAGATTTCGTCGGGTGAATATGATCCTGAATTACTGACAGATGAAGAGAGAGATCAGATCGAAACTAAACTTAAAAAAGGTATCTAATGACAGTTGTAGATTTGTCCTTGCACGTCTGTAGTTTTTGTCGTAAACACAAAGATCAGGTATCTAAACTTATAGTCAGCGATCAGGTAGCGATCTGCAACGAATGTGTAAAATTGTGCCAGGATTTGTTGATCGATGAGAATGTTGAAAAAAACACCATAGATAAATTCCAAGAACGCGAATTAGATCCAAGAAAAATCAAAGAGTACCTTGATCAATATGTCATAGGACAAGAACAAGCCAAAAAAATGTTGTCGGTGGCCATAGTCAATCATTATAAGAGATTGCAGGCAAAAGACCGACGTATCACCAAAAGCAATATATTAATGATCGGTCCCACAGGATCTGGAAAAACATTGTTGGCGCAAACTATAGCACGATGTCTTGATGTTCCTTTTACTATAGCCGATGCCACATCGGTCACTGAGGCTGGGTATGTAGGTGATGATGTTGAGTCATTGATCAGTCGTCTTTACATCGCGTCAGGCAACGACGTCGAAAAAACACAAAGAGGGATCGTCTTTATCGACGAAATTGACAAAATTTCTCGTAAAAGCGAAAGTGTATCGATAACCAGAGATGTTTCCGGAGAAGGGGTACAACAGGCTCTACTAAAATTGGTAGAAGGAACGATTTGTCGTATCTCGGCACAAGCTTCGGGGAGGAAACACCCTGCAGCTGAGATGATAGAAATCGACACCACTAACATACTATTCATAGCCGGCGGCGCATTTGTCGGACTAGAAAATATAGTAAAAAATCGTATACGAGGCACCAGCATTGGATTCCAAAGCACGCTTTCATCTGATAGCTCTGCGGATTTAATCAATCTATCATCAGATGATCTTATACGTTACGGACTTATTCCAGAGTTTGTGGGTAGATTTTCTGGTGTAGTGATCTTGGAAAAACTCACGAGATCAGATTTGAGATCAATACTAACCCAAGTCAAAGATAACTATATCGAGCAATATCGGTGGTTATTCCAGCAAGATAACATAGAACTACGCATACAGGAAGATGCCATCGATGCTCTGGTCGATGATGCTATCCTTTCAGAGACCGGGGCCCGTGGTCTACAAAAACAACTGGAACGGGTGCTGCTACCACACATGTTTGATATTCGTAGATATCATGAACAAGATATAAACTGCGTAGATATTACCGCAGAGTTGGTAAATAATCCTACATCACTATAGGGAGGTTAGATGGCGTTTTACGGCAGATCGGTGGTAGTGCAAGATGGCAACGTCGAAAAAGCACTTCGCAAATTCAAGAAAAAAATACAGAATTCTGGGCTGTTGTTAGAATTACGGGATCGAGAGACCTATGTCAAACCCACTGCCCGCAGAAAAATCAAAAAAGGCCAGGCCAAGAGCCGCTGGCGCAAGTATCTCCGAAGCCAACAATTACCCCCAAAAAACTATTGACTTAATGGTCAATATCTAGTATAAATATACTTGTAGCGCCGATGGTCGGGCTACATTATAGTCAACTTGCTTAACAAAGGAGAAGACATCATGACTAAAATCACTTCGTTTGACCTCACCCCCTTCTACCGCAACACGGTAGGCATCGACAGCCTGTTTGATCGCATCACACGCAACATCGACATGGCTGCCAACGCAGGAAATTACCCACCCTATGACATCGTCAAGACCGGCGAGGAGACCTATGAGATCCGCTTGGCGGTGGCCGGTTTCACCTTGTCTGACATCGATATCGAAGTCAAGGATGGCCAATTGATCGTGCAAGGCACTGGCTTAGGGGTGCCCGAAGGCGTGGATTATCTGCATCATGGTATTTCCAGCCGTGGCTTCATCCGCACATTTATATTAGAAGATTACGTAGAAGTGCGCGATGCAGTAATGAAGGATGGTATCTTGACGGTCAAGTTGGAGCGAATCATTCCTGAGGCCATGAAGCCAAAGAAGATCGCTATCTCTTATCAGTCGTAATATAATGTAAATACGCATGGGAGAATTATTCTCCCATGCTTTTAAAAGGTTTAAAAATGGCGACATCAGACACCCAACTAAAAGTCAATACCAATCTTGCTGAACCCCCTATGTTTAAAGTCATTTACATCAATGATAATCAGACTTCTGTGGAGTTCGTGATCAATAGTTTGGTGACCCATTTCGAATACACCCCGGACACAGCCGAAAAAATTACCTTAGATATACATCAAGCAGGGTCAGCTGTGGTAGCCGTTCTTCCCTACGAAATCGCTGAACAAAAAGGAATCGAGATCACAGTGGCCGCCAGATCTGAAGGTTACCCATTGCAAATTAAATTAGAGCCGGACTCAAGATAAAATGAATATAGTATTGGGCAAAGAAAACATACAATCATTGCAGGACAAATATACAATATTAGAATTGGATTCTTTTTATCTCCCAGAATCAGAGATGCCCGTGACAGCATACGGTGTTGTAGAAAAAATTTCTATCGATCAGATTGCAACGATAGATCGATTCCGTGATCTGCATAATAACATGATGAAAAATTATCGTTTGCGTAATTGGAAGTACGTGGAAGATGCTCTAGAGCACCTTGTGGGTCAATGGAGCGGAGAATATGATAGTTTTTACGACGAAATGTCGAATCGAGTGCGATCCCTTAAAAATCAAAATCTGCCCGAGGATTGGAATGGCATATTTGATAAACAAGGTTGATTACCATACCCAATGGTATTGTTGTTTGATTTTTAAATATCTTTCTGGATCTTTGGTTTTTAGTTGGCCAATCAAATAATCCATTTTTCTATGTACCTCTTTGTTTACCGACGGTTCATGTTGGTGTAGCTGATCATACATCCAAAACCAAGATCCTCCCGGATCACTTGATAATCGACGACGCTGTTCGGAGATAGCATCACCGACATTATGATGTAACTCATCCAACAATGTTTTTTCAAACTTTTCACTAAAGAAATGTTGTTGATTGTGTTTGACTATATGTTGAGCCCGATCAATGATCGCATTAAATTCATCTTCATTCATTTCTGAAAGTCGTTTTATCACGCCGATTATTTTTTCCAATCTTTTTTCCGGATCAGATTCTTCATCATAGCTTTCATCCCACACCTCACCGAATGTTTGGAACCCGTATGATTTCAAATATTTTAACGTCCCAGGTCCAGAAAAAATTATAAATGGTTGCATCATCACCATTGGTTTAAAAGTTTTTTCTGTGACATGTATTTTAGATTCAACGAAAAGAGTTTCCAGTACCAGATGTATCCCTGTTGACAATGCATCTTCGGGCACGATTTTTGCACTGAAATCGCTGCCGACGCTGGGATCTTTCGCCCAATTTGATTTAATTTGATGTTTTAACGGTTGCAAACATTCTAGTACTTTTTTTCGGTATTCTCGGGTTCCTGTGCAGTCTCTTGCATAGAGTAAAAATCTCTGAGATCGTTGTGATTTGTCAGATAAATCACCGTGATGTTTCCAATGTCTATACCAATCTCTGGCCACCAACCCGTGATAAAAATAATAACAGTCGATCACACCTAAATCGTTTAACCATTGGATATCTTCACTATTTTTTTCGCTGTGACAAAAAATTGGCCAAGAGCAAGTATACCAGCGGTTCAAGAATAGTTCTTGTTCATTGGTTTTTAACCATTGCTCGTCTTTTTTCCTCTGATAACAATCATTCCGGTAAATATTCAAAGCATATTCACGTGAAAATGGTTCTTGGTCATGTAATATGATAATTCCGTGCGTTTCAATTAAATTTGGAATCAGATTGATGTAGGTTGACTGATCTTCGTATGGATGACAGTCCGACAGATTTTTAGAGCCAGGTGGACTGAAAATCCATGGCATAGAATTGCTTTTTCTCCACCCGTAGTGAGATTTAAAAAAGACATAAAAATTGTCTACTGAAAACATGTTGGCTTTTTATTTTTTAAAGATGTAATATTTACTTCCGTAATACTGGTGTTCTAAAGTTTATAACAGATATAATACTCATTGGCGATGTCTCAATACAATTTTAAGGTTTATCAGATTGCTCCGTTCTGGAACGATGAGTACAAGCATCTTACATATATCCAAGAGCCCTTCAATGATCAAGAAGATGTGCAAAAATGGTTATCACAAGGCTATCAACCTAAAATCTGTGGGGAGATGGCAGATATGCGTCATCAACAACCATCGTGGAATTCTCAGATCATCCGACGATTTGAATCGTCGGGGTGGAAAGATATCGGTACATCATACTATCGCATGACTTCCGGCACCGTGATGCCAGTGCATCAAGATCGTTATGTAAAATACATACAATTGTTCAATCTACAAGGGCACGAGTCTAGTATACGGCGTGCGTTGATTTTGTTAGAAGATTGGAAACCGGGGCATTATCTCGAAGTTATGGGACGACCTTTTGTAGAATGGCAGGCCGGAACCATCGTGGAATGGACATATGACACACCGCACATGGCGGCCAATATCGGTCTTGAAAATAGATACACTTTGCAAGTAACAGGTCATCTATGAAAATACACAGCTATAACGAATGGGACAAGCTCCGATCTATAATAGTGGGATCCGCTACTAATGCCAACTGGCCATCAGATGATCCTGTGTTCTCGCGTGAAAGTGAAAAAACTACCTGGAAGGAAACGCCGGTGCCGTCGGGTCCTGTGCCACAGTGGATTATCGACGAAACCAACGAGGATCTCGAAGGACTCGTAAAAATACTCGAAACGGCCGATGTCAATGTCTTTCGACCAACTGACTTGGAGTTTCGGTCATTTGGTGGAATGTACAATTATTGTCCCCGAGATAGGATATTAATAGCCGGCGACACTGTGGTAGATGTTGCGATGATGTATCCGTGCCGTGACATAGAAATGCAGGCACTGGATATATTAACCCAACATGGACACAAATATCTTACCATGCCTAGGAATTGTGGACTAGTCTGTGATGCTGCCAACATCTCCAAATTCAACGATCAATGGTTGTTCCTAGAATCTCCATCGGGCAATCGAGCTGCCGGCCAGTGGCTCGCTGAAAAATTTCCCGAAATTGAAATACATGGATGTGATTTTTATTCTGGAGTCCATATAGACAGCACCATAGTACCTTTGCGTGAAGGAGTGGTTATGCTGAATTCTAGTCGGGTTAATGAACACAACTGTCCCAAAATCCTTGAATCTTGGGAAAAAATTTGGATAACCGAGGATGACATTGTTCCTCAAAACTTTTATCAATATCCTTATGCTAGTCAATGGATTGGTATGAATACCCTTTCTATTGACGGATCTACAGTAATCATTGACCGTGATCAAACTCGTATAATTAATAAGTTAGAGACATACGGATTTACCGTCGTACCACACCGACTGCGTCACAGTCGGACCCTGGGCGGAGGATTTCACTGTGTGACTTTGGATCTTTGGAGAGAAAATGATTGAAGCTGAAAATATAGCATCGATGATCGAAAAACAAATACGAGAAACCGTAGATTCTCATATACAACAGTATATCAAAAAAACCATTGAAGATCTCGTGTTGAATCCATCATGGGTTGAACGGGTAGAAACAACTATAAATCTGGAATTCGCCCGTAAATTTTCCGAAAAGATCAGCGGGATCAATATCGATTCTTTGGTAAATCAGCATCTCGATTCTGCATTGGATCGATGGAAACAAAAACTCATCAATGATTTTCGCACCCGTGGATTCCATGATCAAGCCGATGAACTTGAACTCACGATATTGCCCGGTGCAGTAGTGATCGAAAATGATCTGATCAGCAAAAAATTACAGGTACACGGTGATGCCGAAATCAAAGGCAGGACATGTTTAAAAGATTTATCAATCACGGGAACCATTAATACTGATAATCCTTCTTGGAACGAATTAAAAGATTCGGTGACTGGCCGTGCCTTGGAAAAAATCAACGAGCAATGGCGACAAGACATGGCACAACAAGTGCTAGATCTAGCTCGGGTGCAGGGCATCGATTTTGATAAGATCACGATACGAGGTATGCCATTGATCGAAGGGGAACATCTCAATCCAACTGTAACTAAGACCAATATCAAGCAACTAGGAACATTAGATTCTTTAACAGTAGATGGGAAAGCCAGTCTCAATGATACTATCAACATCCTTAAAAACCGAGTCGGTATCAACACAGAAATTCCAGAAATGGCATTATCGGTCTGGGACGAGGAAGTCTCTGTGGCAATCGGCAAGTTTAAACAGCAACAAGCATACATTGGTACCACACGTTTACAAAAACTATCCATCGGAGTTAATCGTCAATCTCACATAGAAATTGACACCGACGGTCTTGTAAAAGTAAACAGTCTCAAAGTCAATCAATGGCGCATTGACTTTGACAACAAAGTGCCTGGTCACAGCGGTGCACGGGGTGATATCATATTCAATACTGACCCCAAGCCCGGAACACCCTTCGCTTGGCAATGTCTTGGAGGGTTCCAATGGCAAGCAATTAGGAACAATCAGTGAGAGTCAATTGGGTCGTCCCCAGCAACTACCAGATAGATCCCACTGTTGATCCAACCCAGCTCAAGCTGGTAGGTCCACTATGGGGAAGTTGGCGCACATGGAGATCCTGCACCACAGACAATGTGATCTGCTATGATTTTGCCAAAGCTCGAGAGCTCTTAGACCGTGCATTCCAATCTGTTTGTAACTTTTATCTGCCAAGACGGTACTACCAAGAACTCGGTCGTCCTTTGGGAGTTAAACTCTATGACGGAGAGTTCGCCCATGATCTAGATCATCCCGAAGACATAGTGACCATGCATCTTGCCGCTGGGGTGTCTGACATAGTATTGTTGTTAGGCTTTAATTTCGGTGATATAGTTTTGCCCGAGGATAAACTAGCCCAACATAAATTGAAAAACTGGCACGGACTGATCCGTAGCGTCATCGCCGCAGATCCAAAAATACAATGGGTAGCCGTGGATCATCCTGCCCAATTTGATAAATCTTACCAAAATCTCCCCAATCTCACTTGCGACACAATGGCGAATGCGTTAAAATTACTGATATAGTAATCTCTAGGCACCCATTATGACTCGAATAGGTTTTTGTTGCAAATGGATCGACCATCCCGATGAATGTGCTGGCCGCAAGCCCACATCGGAGAGTCGAGATCTCAACGGTCGCAGCACCACCATGCGTTGGCTGAGGGAACACCCCGAACAGGCCGAACAACGCCAGTGGGACATCATGAACCACAATGCCGCTGCCGCGCTACGCATGGTCGAGCGTGTGGGCGCCTTGCCTGAACATCTGCGCATGGTACGGCTAGGCAGTGAAATGCTGCAAGGCTACACCGAACCCTCGTGGATCGACTGGTGGCAACAACCAGATGTACAAAGACATCTAGAAAAAATATTCGCACCCATCGGGGAGCGTGCCCGGGAATTGGGTGTGCGTCTCAGCTTCCATCCTGGTCAGTTCTGTGTACTGGCCAGCGAAAACGACGACATTGTTGAACGATCAATACTTGAATTTGAATACCATGCTGATATGGCCCGATGGATGGGTTACGGTGGCAAATGGCATGATCATGGATTCAAGATCAACGTACACCTGAGTGGTCGAGGTGGGCCCGCCAAGTTTATAAATACCTTGGGCCGGCTATCACCCGAGGCCCGAAATCTCATCACCATAGAAAACGACGAAATATCAAATGGACTTGACGTTACCCTCGCTGTTGCTGATTACGTGGCTCTCGTGTTGGATATCCATCATCATTGGATTAATACGGGAGAGTACATTGACCCCGCGGATGATCGTGTGGAGCGGGTCATTGACTCTTGGCGTGGTGTTCGCCCTGTGCTTCATTATTCTGTTAGCCGCGAAGATATTCTTGTTGATCATTGTACCCGAACTAGGCCAGATCTTCCAACTCTACTTGGAAATGGGCATAAGAAATCAAAGCTTCGTGCCCACAGCGACTTCTATTGGAACTCGGCCGTAAATCAATGGGCTGGCGAGTTCACAGAGGAGTTTGATATCCAGTGCGAATCCAAAGGTAAGAACTTGGCCAGTTTCGCTCTAGCAGAACAGATAGCAAAATAATGGATATACCCTTCGTTGCGGAGGTTCCCTATGCCATGCGCCCCCACATGCGAGCATGGAAACCCGGGGAACCCATACTAATCACAGACGAAGAGTTCAACCGCTACCAGCAAGAAAAACTACATCATTATGATCCGGTCTATGGAGATAACGTCACTCCTGGATTAGTGCAGTCTGCTATCACCGCTCTAAGATCCTATGATTCGTCATTGCCGGAGATCACCGGCGATGCCTTAGTCTGGAAATTGACCCGCACCATACAAGAAGATTTTGTAATATGGGCGCCGAATCGCGCAGGGCACCTATCGGCACAAGTGTTGAGTGTGTGCTTGCCATCGGGATGGGATCCAAGAGAAAAGGCTAACAAGACATTCCTGGAAATACACGAGCCCATACCCGAGTTTGATTTGGTCAACAAGGCAGCGGATCATATTTCTAAAATGATCACCACACGCGGTCCGTTTATACGCCACGTCTGGAGCATAGCCAACAAGCCTGATCTCAACCGCCATCCCAGCAAGTATCGTCCCTGGTCCACGGAGACCATAGACAGTATGTGGTATCGTTGCGAGCGCCAAGTGACCGTGCCCATAGAAGGCCGCGCGGCTTTGTTCTTGATACGGGTCTATCAGTGCCCGTTAGCTGAGATATTCCAGGATCCTGCTCGACGACAGCAGATCATCGATAGCATAGCATCGATGACACCTGCCGTGGTAGAATACAAAGGATTCGGGTATCTCAGGGATTATTTTATCGCAAAGCAATGATAACAAGAGATAGCATCCAAGCCACCATCGATTATATCTATCGCGATTACCAATCATGGCCATTACGATTCGCTCTAGAGGTGATGGCCTGGGTCATGAGCATTGGTGCGGCTGTGTTATTTGCTCTCACTGTGCCCACAGTACCGTTCTTGATTTACTTGACGATTGTTATCACGGGGTCAACCATCTATACCTGGGCTGCGTGGACCCGGGGTAGTTTTGGAATGCTGATCAATTATTTTCTCTTGACCCTGATAGACACAGTTGCATTGATCCGTTTTTTCCAGAGTTAAAGATCTACCAACCAGGGAAATATGTCACGCCAATTGGTTTTTCTTCTACGATCCAACTCATCTAGGTAATCTCTCAATAAGCGTAGAGATTCTGGATTTTTTTCCTTAGATTTTACCAAATTGACAACACCTTCCATCTGTTTTTTGCAGGCGATTTGATGTTCTGTCTCCGCTGGCATACAATTTAAAACATCAGCGAAATCCTGTTCAAATAATTCGTGGCCCGCGATGGTAGGAAGCAGATGCGGTTGTTCCAAGACCACATCAAAAGAATAACTTACAGGAGAACCTGTTTTTATTTTATTCCATCCGTTGATTTTGTTAAAAAGTGCCGCCTGGCCTTTGACACTCAGTATTGATAAACAGGAATGTATAGAAACCACGATTCCTTCTTTATCTAATAGATATTTGAAATTTTCCTCCCAAACATCTAAATCAATACCGTATCTGGTGTATTCTTGTTCCGCCCCCCAAGAATCTATGCTGGCGGTTATTTCAAGTTGATAGATAGAATTCGATTCGATCAATTCCACGAATCTGGAAATTTTTTCTCTGAACTTGTCATGATCCATTATCAGATTTGTTATCAAATTGATAGTCAGGCTGGGATTGGGATGCATCTTCCAAAAATCTATGCATTGATCTAGCTCTTTTTGCATAAACGGCTCTCCGCCTAGGATATGGAAGTGTCTTATGTGTTGATATCGATCTTGATCATGGAGATATTTCCACAATGAATCTGTCATTGAAGAAAATGCTTCGTGATTTTTTACGAAAAGTTTTTTCTCAAATCCCGGTATTTTTATGTCGCCAAATTTCCTGACTTCATCATTGAACTTGCTACTGATATGTGGTCCACAATAGACACACGCTAAATTGCATGTATTGTTAAAATAAATTTCCAGGATTGTGGGAGTAACATGCGTCGCTGTGGGATTTTGAAAAAGTTCCGGGGGTACTTTATCGATATTATGATGCTGCGACATGGTTGCGATCCTGTCACTGATACCGCCTGTGTTTTCTATCCTGCGGCAATAATCGCATTTTCCTTCTGGCCATTCGCCTTGTAACATCTTTTCACGTTCGGCTATCTTTCCTGGCAGATTATGGAATTCTTCAAAATTGCCAGTATCTATCGGATGAAAGTTACTCCGATGGCAGGATGAAGATTGGCCTTTTTCTAAATTTATGGTGCTCCAGGACCATTTAAGTAGACAAGAAGTTTTGGATTTGATAGGAAAAATATCAAATCCAGTTTTTAAATTATCAGACATTAAATTTTTAAAAAAGATTAAATTTCAGTTCTCGTGCGATCTGGTTGGTTATTCTCAACAGAAATCTCAGAGTCTGAAATTAATTTGTCGACTTGGGTTTTTTAGCAGCGGGTTTGCGGGGTGTAGCGGCAGCTTTTTTAACTTCTCGTTTGGCCTTGGCCGCACCAGCGCTGGCTCCAGCCTTGACCGCTTCAACGACCACTCGGGCATCTTTGCGATCAACTGTGCCATCTTTGTTTACATCAGCTTTACCAAACAATTTTTTGAAAAATGCGAACATGCTCGCCTCCTTTTAAATACCTATATATTTAGCATCATTGGACCGGGAAGAATCTTTATTATGTTGCGGTGCAAATAAATACTCTGCATACTACGGAGGACATATGGACAATCAAGATCGTAAATGGCAAGCGTACAACATACAGCAGGAATGGACTGAAAATCCCCGCTGGGCAGGCATCAAGCGCGGATACACCGCAGAAGACGTGGTGAGATTGCGTGGTAGCGTAGTAGAAGAACACACTCTGGCACGACGTGGTGCCATGCGATTATGGGACAGCCTCAAAACCCAACCCTACGTAAACTCCTTGGGTGCGCTGACAGGTATGCAGGCCCTACAGCAAGCCAAAGCAGGCTTGCAGGCCATTTACTTGTCGGGCTGGCAGGTGGCGGCCGATGCCAATTTGGCCGGCAAGATGTACCCAGACCAAAGTTTATATCCTGCAGACAGTGTACCAGCAGTGGTGCGCAGGATCAACAACACGTTCCGTCGTGCGGATCAGATACAATGGATGGAAGGCAAAGGCGACACGGATTACTTTGTTCCCATCGTGGCCGATGCCGAAGCAGGCTTTGGCGGCGTGCTCAACGCATTCGAGTTGATGTCGGCCATGATCGAAGCCGGTGCTGCTGGAGTACACTTTGAAGATCAATTAGCGTCCGTGAAAAAATGCGGACACATGGGAGGAAAAGTACTTGTTCCAACGAGAGAAGCTGTTTCAAAACTTATCAGTGCTCGCCTTGCTGCTGACGTTCTTGGCGTGCCTACTGTTCTTATCGCACGTACTGACGCAGAAGCCGCCGACTTGGTTACATCAGACATTGACGATCGTGACCGCGAGTTCCTCACCGGTGAGCGTACCGTTGAAGGATTCTATCGCACCAGAGCCGGTATCGACCAAGCGGTAGCAAGAGCCCTGGCCTATGCACCTTATGCAGATTTGGTTTGGTGCGAGACTGGCGTGCCCGACCTTAAATACGCTCAGGAGTTCGCAGAACGTGTACGCCGACAATTTCCCGGCAAGATGCTGGCGTATAACTGCTCGCCTAGTTTTAACTGGAAGAAAAATCTTGACGACGCCACTATCGCTCGGTTCCAAAAAGAACTTGGCGCGATGGGCTATCGTTTTCAGTTTATCACTCTTGCTGGCTTTCACAGCCTCAATTATGGAATGTTTGATCTTGCTGACGGTTATCGCGATCGAGGCATGTCGGCTTTCGTGGAACTACAGGAGCGCGAGTTTGCCAGCGCCGATCGTGGTTTTACTGCAGTCAAGCATCAGAGAGAAGTGGGAACCAGTTATTTCGATGCCATCACGACTACTGTTGAGGCCGATGCGTCAACACAAGCCCTGAAAGGCTCCACAGAAGAAGGCCAGTTTCATTGATGAGCCGTCCAATGTCTCGAAATAAAAAGATCAAGTGTGCTGTGTTGATCGCAGCATATTTGTCATTGATCATCGTGGCTATCTGGACCAATGTATAAGGTAAAAAATGCTAGAAACAATATGTGATACAATGGTGGAAGCATACCGTCGTAACTGGATCACCAGCCGAGACGGGAATGTTTCAATCCGACATCATGATCGGGATCATTTCTACATTACTCCAAGTGGTGTGCGCAAGCAGACCATGCAACCCGACCAGTTCAAGAAAATCGCGATACTGTATCAACCGGTAGAACGCTGGTCATGGACGGAAATGCCCTACACAGACATCAGCGAAAAACTCCGTCCCAGTGGTGAGATACCCCTGCATTTTGGCTTACAAAAACGCATGGGACAGCATTGTAATGATGTGCGTGTGGTGATGCATTTCCATCCTACTTACTGTGTAGCAGCCATGCATCGTGGTATCGAGCTTGGAGAGATCGCTCGAGATTTCCCCGAGCTGAGCCGATACACTCGAGTGGCTTGTAATGTTCCGGATGTTCCTCCCATCAGCCAAGAGTTGGCTGATCGATGCCATGAACATTTACAACTCGACAAGGCCGGCAATATCAATTTTGATATCGTGGGCATCAAAGGACACGGCGTGGTGACCATTGACACATCACCATGGCGTGCATTCGAACACATAGAACGGCTGGAACACATCTGCAAGATAGTGCTTGCTTCGGGAGTATAAAATGTTAGAACTCATATTGGTCTTGGTGATGACACACATCACCATAGTTTGCGTCACAGTTTACCTGCATCGACATCAGACACACCTGGCTTTAGAATTGCACCCAGTGGTTAGCCACTTCATGCGCTTCTGGCTATGGATGACTACTGGTATGGTTACCAAAGAATGGGTGGCGGTACACAGACTACATCATCAGAAATGCGAAGAACCCGGAGATCCCCATAGCCCACAACAGTATGGTTTCTGGACTGTGCTCCTGGGCGGTGCTTTTCTCTACGCCAAAGCCACCAACGATCGAAACATGATCGAGCAGTACGGCCGGGGCACACCAGACGACTGGATGGAGCGTAATGTCTATACCCCTTACAATAAATGGGGATTCCTCCTGCTGTTGATCATCGAAGTGGCCTTATTCCATGGCTGGGGTATCGTGATGTGGCTGGTACAAATGTTCTGGATTCCATTTTGGGCGGCCGGTGTAGTCAACGGACTCGGACACTGGTGGGGTTATCGCAATACTGATACCAACGACTGCAGCCGTAACATCTTTCCCTGGGGTATCATCATCGGCGGGGAAGAATTACACAACAATCATCATGAATCACCAGCATCGGCTAAACTAAGCCGGCGCTGGTTTGAGTTTGATATGGGTTGGTTCTGGATCCGCAATTTCGAAAGACTGGGCTTGGCCCGTGTCAAGCGTATCTAGACTTTCGAAAACTTCATGTCTATGGTGCCACCGGATTCAAATCCGTTCCAAGGCACCACAGTGGCTCCACCGTTCTGCGTCTGGGTAAATGCTGTACCGTTGACATCAGCATCCAAGCGAATGGTCTGATCGTTAGGTGCCATCCATCCACGATCCATGTACACACCGGCCATGGGACCATAGGCCACTGAACCCTGCATATACCATTGTCCCGGTGTTTGCCAAAAACGCAAAGCATTGGTGTTGTTGGGGTCACTTGTGGTATAACTCCAATTACCCCCTGGAGAGATAGTAGTAAGATCTCCCACGGTATTGTGATTTACGGTGAGATTGTAATCTGTGTCGTTGATGATGTTTAACGTAGCAGTCCAGGTCATTGTGCTCTCCGGTAGTGTTTGATACTTATGATTTAATATCGTAGTACAAAATCAATGATAAACAACTATATGAAAATGTTGCACATAGCGTTCGGTCAAGACCGAAATGAATTGATCCTTAGTTTCCGGATACGTGACACTGATCTAGCCCACAGATGGGTGAAAAAAGTTAGAGCAGCACAACGACTACGATATCCCATCGACGATCCCAATAGATTCTATGGCTTCAACAGCGCCAAGCGAGAGCAAGAGCACGCCTTGGCTCATATTAATCAGCAGATCCGTACCATCAACTCTTATCGGCGCATCATTGACAAAGAACTGAAAAACATCAATGACCAGGATACGCTAAATTATCTACATAACATCTTTGAACGTTATCATGGCCTGTTAGATCAGCAACAACAGAACGAGTTCTTCCGAACAGCACCCGAAGATGTACAGAAAGCCCTGGCTACATTAAACACCGCCGTGCATCGTTGTGAATCTGTGGATCGTGGCAACCCAAAGAGGAATGTTGTTACTTACTACGGATTGCCAAAGAAACACACGCTGACCACACAAGACTATGATTTAATTGAACGTGATTGGAAATTTGGTACTGTGCATCTCTGTTATGTGGAAATTGGTAAAACCTTGCTGGACCTTTCCCAGGACGACGATGCTTATATTGGTGACGATGCTTTCCGTCCTTATCATTTTTACAGCGCAGACTTCGTCGTGCAGTTCAATGACAGCGATCCCAAAAAGTCCCAGGAGACCGAACATCGGATGTGGACCTATCACGATCAACATCGCGATTTCTTCGAATCCCGCGGATATCACCGAGACCACCCGGCATTGAAGATGGGTGTTTTCCCCGTAGCTGATCTGGTATCGAGCCTGGATCAAGAAGCTATCGTGCGGAATCTACGCGAACGACAGAACGTGAATCGGGTCTGGTTCACCTGATTAATTTGTCCAAAATCTAGGATTTTGGAGATATATGCGTAGATTATCTGTTGCACCGCAACATAAGTATCTGTATAATAGAGCAATACAAGATGCCGCATGGGGCGGGTCTTGCAACTCTTAGGTTCGCTTAACTTTAAAAGGAAACTACCATGGACTTTACCAAAATCGACTTTTCAAAATTTGACGTTGCCAAACTGTTTGACGTAGAAGCTGCCATCGCCAAGATGGAAGAAAACACCCGGACAGCCACCGCTTATATCACTGATGCCAAAGCACGTGAGTTGGCCGAAACCATTTCTGCTGCCAGCTTTGAATTTGCTCGCGCACAAGCCGAAGCTGCCAAAGCATTTGGCGAAGCAGTGAAAAAAGCCGTCCAGATCTAATTCTGATCCACCATAGACCCTACTTTGTAAATACTGCAAAGTAGGGTTTTTCTTTGAACATACCAACATTCCATTTGCAGGGATTTGACACGCCACCACATGGTGTCATTGATATGTTGCGGGGATTATCTTGGCCCAACGATACTTCCGTATATATCCTAGATCCCCTTAACGGTCTGAAGTTATCTGTAGACCAGATCGCCCAGGATCAATCTCTATGGAAATTCGTGATAATCAATACCCACGAAGGCGCTAGCCATCATTGGTTTGATCGGTTGTTACCAGAGCTACACCATCGAGCCAAAGTGCCTTGGGATCACATCGCTATTAGATCATCTTGTCTGTGGAATCCGGAAAGTCCAGTGGCACATATCGGATCAATAGTAGATTATGTCACAGATACTGTGGCAGAGTATCCAGATATAATCGATGCACCATCAGACATTCCTACACATCGTTATGTGTGTCTCAACAATATGCATCGTTGGCAAAGATTGGCCCTGGTAGAATCCTTGATAGATCGAAACATATTGGAATTTGGTAAGGTCAGTTATCTCCAGGCCCCTGCCCAAGAGGTGTCCCAAAAAAATCAAAGACTCTTCCCGTTAGTATTAGATGATGCCATGATATCATGGTCTCAAGGACATCGTATTGATTATCCGGCTCTGGCCAACGCGATGTTTAATGTAGTGACTGAAAGTTGTTATGAATCCCAACCCGGCATATCAAAATTTGAAACCCATCATCTTCCCGGACTCACCGAAAAAACTTATAAGTCTATACTGTTGGCCCAGATACCCATATTTTTGGCTCCTAGATACACAGTGAAATGTTATCGAGAACTGGGGTTCGACCCATTTGATGATGTAGTGGATCATTCCTACGATGAAGAATCGGATCCGGTAAAAAGGATAGGATTGGTAGCAGATCAGATACAGCGCATCTGTAAATTGGATTTAGAAGATATCCAAAATCTAAAAGTTCAAAATGCCCCCAGATTCCAGGCCAATTTGGACAGATTCCGGTGGTATTCAGGAAATCACTTGGCAGATCTACCAAAATGGCAAAAATGGTTGGAATCCATTTGACATATTGACAAGTAAGTCTCTTTCGTATAGTATAACAACATGGGCAGGATTTTTATTGATCAAAACAAGGACCAAAGATGAATCATGCTATCGTAGTTTTCTTTTTGGCCGCGGCGTTGACCGCGTGTGGCACGATCGGTGGTGCGGTATCCGGCGCCGGCACTGATCTTTCAAAAGCCGGGGAATGGATCAAGAAACAATGAAAAAGACAACACTTGCCGTGGCTTTAGGGCTGGCATTGACTATCACTGGGTGTAGTTCGTTTACATCCAATAAATCCGCAGGAGTAGATCCCGGCGAAGTCCGTGCAATCAAAGATACACGGCTCAGTACCGACTTTGAGCGCGAAGGTATCCGTGTGACCTACACCTTGTTCGGTGAAGTGGAAAAGATCGAAGCCTTTGGTTATGCCGATGTTTGGCGTGCCAACTTCCGTCATGTGGCCGAAGCCGATGCCAAAGACAAGCTGGTCAAATTCCTACGCGGTGAAACAGTCAGCAGCACCAGGATGACCCGTGTGATTGCCCGTAGCATCGAGCGCAGCCAAGACAATACCATCAACCGTTTCAAGACCGTGGATGGTACCATCAATTTCTCCGAAGGTGATCTCGAGAAAGAAGATGCCGCGCCCAACAACGGCGAAGAAAACAGTCGCAAGAATACTGCGCTACGCAAAAATTCTGTAAACAGCGCACAGATCGTGACCAGCACTATCACTGTTTCGGCACAAGGTCGTTTGACCGCTGTGTACAAGCAGAGCGGTGATGTGGTAGATGATGGCAAGACCTACCGTGCGATTTATGCCTGGACCCCCAAAGGACAGAAAGCTGCACGTAGCATCACCAATCAGATGGACGGTAAGTGAAAGTCAAGGCACTGGTCATGGCCAGTGCGCTGGCGCTGACGCCCATGCAGGGCATACCACAAAGCAACCCTGCTGATATCTTTCTGCCTAGTCCGCTCAGCGTCCTACTCATGGTAGGACGCTGGATATCCGAACCAGGACAACCCCGGGTCTATTATATTCGAGTACAGGCTCGCGGCGCGACCGAAAGCGAAGCACGGCGGGAAGCCTATAAACGTGCGATCGAAGAAGCCATCGGTAGTCTTGTGGCCAGCGAGTCGGTGGTCGTCAATCAAGAACTACAACGTCGTGAAATCATCGAGTATAGCTCGGGTTATATCGATCGGTTCAAAGTCTTGGATCAACATCATGATGGCCGCCATTTCGTTGTGGACATGGATGTCTGGGTCAAGCACAGCCAGATCGCTGACAGGTTATTGATCAAAAGCGAAAGCACGGACAAAATCGACGGACTCCGAATCCAGGAACAAGTAAGCAGCCTTAATTACGAGCGTGATCAAGGTACCAGGATTTTAGGAGTGGTGTTAGCGGATTATCCCGAGCGAGCCTATGATATCAAGAATCAACGCCTGGAAGTGCGATATGTGAACCGTCGACCACGAGATCACCATCAAGTTTGATCTCAATCTCAATGCCAGTTATCTTTATGACCCTATGGGAAACACTAAAGAACACTAGCCAGCAATCCATACCGGGCAATTGCGGGAACGGTTGCGGCGATATCAATGTGGTACATATGATAGGTAAGCACGATCGTTTCTTGTTCAATCGCTGGGAATATACCTTTGTGTTGGATAGCCCAGAGAGATTAGATGTGATATGGCGGGACATGATAGTGAGCCAACCCGCAGTAAAAGTCACGATACGGGACGGTGGCGGAATGCCGATCCATGTCAGTTGCCACAGATGGCCCGAAATCGATGGACAGATAAATTATCAATATCCTCCCTGGAAGTTTGTGCGATTTTACAACAACAACGCCCATGTCAGCATAGACGGACGCAACACGCTCAGCGGGGCGATCGAATTAAAGAATTTGAGTAATATAGGATCTGCTCAAACCGTGGATTTGACCATGGTGCGTGGTTCCAAATGCCCCCGTTAAGGAGGCATAAGTAATAGCGGTACTTTTAGGCATGTGCTATAATAATATACATACTTAACAGTACCATTTTTATTGACATGCCTACTATGCCCATAGATAAAGACCTACCCGATTATGATAACCCTAGCCAAGCCCTGAATGATAACGGGATCTATGTGCTGATGGATGATATCGATGCCGAAAGCATTAAACCCGTGATCGAGTGGATCCTGCACGAAAATCATGTCAAGAAAAAGAAACACAAAGAGCTCTTACTGATGGTATGCTCCAATGGGGGCAACATCTCAGAAGCATTTGCCCTGATCGACGTGATGCGCAGTAGCAAGATCCCAGTGAAGACTGTGGGCCTGGGCTGCATAGCATCCTGCGGGCTCCTGATATTTTTAGCCGGGGCCAAAGGTCGCCGTGTGCTCACCCCCAACACTTCAGTGCTGAGCCACCAGTTTAGCTGGGACGTGGGCGGCAAAGCCCATGAACTGTTTGCCACGGTCAAGGAGTTTGACCTCACCCAAAAGCGCATGATCGAACACTATCGCAGATCCACGGGCTTAGATGATGACACCATCCGCCAAGTGCTGTTACCTCCCCAGGATGTGTATCTTGATGCCGAAGAAGCCCTACAATACAAGATCTGCGACCACGTGGCAGATCTCAATGATTAACGACGGCGTTTGCGTCCTAGAGATTTTTCATCACCACTGTCGGTACCTCGAGCGGTGACCTTTGATCTTTGCTGTGTGATAGCATCCAAATCTATATCGGGTTTGGTGTCCACTTCAGAATCCGCAACCTCGATATCGTTCATGGTAGCGCCATTTTTGAGTATCTGGAATGTGAAATTACCTTTGAGTCCGGTAGAGTAATAGGTCTTGTGGGCTGACAACAATACATCCGTGACCGCGGTAGATGGATACTTGACTTCAAACTCTTTGAGCACGATGTTATCACCGCTACGGCTGGCATAGGTGTAGGCCTGCATGAATGCACCATAGTTGAGTATGTCTGATGCAGCCTGGCTGAAATTGGTATTCTTGTTCACATACTCAGCCACGGGATATGCTATCGCGGCCAACATATGGTAGAAAGGTATGATGCTGGAAGGGTCAGCGGCACTCCTACCTTCCCAGTATTTCTGCATCCTTTTACTCAGCATGTCAGGGCGAAAACTCGCCAATCCCATTTTACGCAGGGACAGGGCCTGTTGTTTTTCTTCAGGAGTGATCATACCAAAACTCATGGCCAAGTTAAAAGGTGCTTCGGCCTGGCCAGCATCCACGATCATATCCAAGATCGCGACTTCTGTTTTGTAACGCTCTAACAGTTTGCGCCCATCTTCTGTGCCGCGCATCTCGTCGACTTTTTCTTTGAGATTCTTGGCCGATGCCTTGGCACCTGCTTTGGCCTTGCTGGATAACCCTATGCTCTGTCCTGCGGGGTTGATCAATTTAGAGTCGACTAATCCACCAGTCTTGCTGTTGTCAAAATTTATGGTACAAGTAGTATATCCACCTTGTGTAAGGAATTTGCTCTCGGCTTCGGCGGCATTGCCTTTGGTGCTCTTGCCCATGACCAGGGCCATGGGCTGGAACATCTCACAGAAGTAGTTGGTGAATGCGTCAAAATTCATATCGCCCAATGGCATGGTCACTGGGAAACGATCTGAGGACATGAATATCTCTGTGGCCCGTGCTTCGTCGCTGTCGGCGCCAAACTTGGCACGGATCTGGTTGAGTATGTCCTCGGGTGTGAGATTGTCGAACTTGGTCAGCACATCGCTGGGTTTGTAACCAAAGCGCTCTTTCTTGGCGGTCTTGCTCTGTAGGCGGAAGCCGCCTGGCAAATCATTGGGGAAATAATTTTCGTTGCGGTTGGGACTGATCGATCTGAAATATTTTCCGATGTAGAAATCCTGATTTTCGCTGTCTACGAAATGCGCTATACCAAACGCACGACCGCCGCGTGGAGAATTGATCCAGGCTATTTTCTGTGAAGGTACGCCTATCTTCTCTGCAAAAACACTGATGGCATCCTGCAATTCTTGATCGGTTTCATAAGCGCCCGATTCGGGGAAAAAGTTAAGATCAGCGAATATAAGTTCGTCGCCCTGATCATTGGCGAAACGATCTCCAGGACGACGATTCGCCAGGCCTACAGATTCTGTGAGTATATTGATTAGATCTCTCATTGCGATGATTTTCTGTGTATGCTATACTTAGCAAAGATAACTATCAAACCCAGGAGATTTTATGCCCAACTTAGTACCTATCGTCCTAGAACAGACATCCAAAGGCGAGCGTAGTTACGATATCTACAGCCGTTTGCTCAAAGATCGCATCATCATGCTGGACACAGATGTAAATCAGCACAGCGCCAGCCTGATCGTGGCACAGATGCTGTTCCTAGAAAGCGAAGATCCTGACAAAGCCATCAACTTTTACATCAACAGCCCGGGCGGCTCAGTCACGGCTGGCATGAGCATCTACGATACCATGCAGTTCATCCGCTGTCCGGTACACACCATCGTCATGGGCCAAGCAGCCAGCATGGGAAGTCTGCTGGCATCTGCGGGAGAAAAAGGGCATCGTTATATCCTGCCCAACGCACGACACATGATCCACCAACCCTTGGGTGGCGCAAGTGGCCAGGCCACAGATGTAGAGATCCAGGCCAAAGAACTCCTGCGCTGGAAGGAAGTGTTGACCAACATTTATGTCAAGCATACCGGTCGTAGCTTTGATTCTTTAAGAATAGATATGGAACGAGACAACTTCATGACCGCAGAGCAAGCAGTAGCCTACGGTCTGGCTGATCGCGTGATCGAAAAACGCGACTTATAACATCAATTCTCGTGTCCAGCGGTAGTGGATATAATACCAACGCCACTGCCGCCCATATCTTAGAAGACAGTATTGAAATACCAAATAATCCTGCGTCGCTTGGATGAGCTCCGTCCAGGGATTCTTCATAGATAGAAACGACCGGTCTCTAAGTAACGATTCCACATCACACGCCAATGTTCGCCATAGTGACGCCGGAACCATGCCTGTAGTTGGCTCTGGTCATAGTCAGGATCTGACAATATAGATTCCAGCTCTTGATCCATCACTTTTGATTATAAAGGGCTTTGGCTTCTTCAATACGTCCCATGCGGACCAACACACCTGCGGCACGGGCACGACCAAGGGCTTCAAAAAAACCTATAATGAGTTTCCAGATTTCTTTCATTCTATCCAACTCCGGGTTTTAATGGCCTGGCGGGCACGTTCCATCTGGGATTGCTCAACGACCTCAGCCCAATCGACGAAAAATTTCCATACCTGATTCAAAATAGCCACGGTGGCCTCCAATTGTTTGTACAGATATTTATGTGCGGTGCAACATCGTAATCTGAAAATATAATGGTTTCTACTGAGAGCCCGGTTGACCAGAAATCCACCATCCGGCTATAATTCGAGTATCGTCAAAGGAGCCAATATGGCCTACACCGTTTTCAAGCATAATCAAGACTATGGCCCACGCCCAGGGCTAGAAGGCCCGTTCCACTACCCCAATGGCCAGGTGTTGTATTATGACCCTATAGAGGGCGAGTATTATGACCCTCGTACGGATTGGTATGTGGACCGTGCGGATGTGGCTCTTTTGCAACAGAGCATTTTCGCTGTGGTAAGTGGGCACTAACCTGCGTATTTTAGGGTGGTTGACCAGAAATACCTATTTCGGTTATAATAAAACATACTAAAAAATCAGGAGCGATCATGACCCCAGCAAAGTTTGAAAATCAGGTACTAAAAACCGTGGCCCCATATCTGGGCCATGGCGGCCAGGCCGAATTCTTCAACGGTACTTTGTTCGTGTACGGCATCATGCCCGACGAGGCCAAGATGGTCTTGCGCGAATTGCGTGACCAAAAAGAGCGTGTCCGTATGAGCCAGATGGGCTCGTACCAAAGCGATTACACTTTCACCTACGATTTTGTCTAAGGAGCCGATCATGTGGTATGTGTATGACAAAGATACGAGCATCATCCAAAAGACCTGCAAGACCCGAGGTGCGGCAAAAGGCTGGATCACTCGTCGGCAGAATGAGTTCCTCAAGGCCGGAGGATTTGGTCGTTATCTTTATGCCAGCCAAGACGGTCCCTTGTTTGATTGGGGTTATGCCGACGCCCAATACTTCCATGAGCATATTGAAAAGCAAGTGAGGAAGATCAATCTCATGACCGGTGAGGCGTTTGTCCAACCCGCCAACACTCCGCGGGCCTGCGATCCTTCAACTGAGACTTATTGGTCTGCTTGAGGTTTGACCATTATGAAAGAACCATCGGGCAAATAATGTCTTTTGGTCCCCTTCTTTGAGGCACGCATTTTGATATTTCTATCTTCAGAATATGGGTTTATTTCTCCGGCGGCTATCCGGGCACGACGAGTGGCTACTGCCCTAACCTGTGTATCAGCAGGCGGTCTCCATCCTTTTGCTCGCCTTTCTGCTTCTCGTTTAATAGCCGATGCTCGCATTTTGTTTTTTGTTTCAACTGATCGTTTTATACCTTTGAGTTTTGTTCCTATCTTTGCTTTGGTTTTTTCATTATGAAAATGAGGGCCCATAAAATTATTGCTACCGTTATGCCGGTTCAACCATTTTTGGTTGTGTTGGGCATCAACCCTGGCCAAAAATCTGGATCCCCAAACAACGGCTTCGGATGCAGTCGAGAAAACTTTTCTGATAGTTGGTATAAAAGAGTCTTTTCCGTATTGCTCAATCAGACTATGAACCACAGACGATGATGAGAAATAAGATGTCCAAAGTTCTTTCGGGTAACAACCTTTTTTATAACGAACACCATAGTAGTGTTGTCCAGTTGGTGTGTGATACAGGTGGTAAGCAAATGGTTTCATATTTTTATTTATCTTTCTACTGGAGCATGTGATGCCTACAATTAGTGAAATCAATCATGAGATCATGCAAGGCGACTTTACCAATGATCAACTCAACGCCATTGGCGCGGCCATCCAGTATCGCCGGCGCCAAATCGGTCGAGAGATCAAACGGGCCATCCGCGTGGGTGACACGGTCAAGTTCTATCATCCCAAGTTAGGTTTCGATCTGCAAGGTCCTGTCACAAAGGTCAAGATCAAGAACGTGGTCGTGAACACATCACGCGGTGCCTACAATGTGCCGGCCAACTTGCTGGAGGTTGTTTGAACCGCAATGATCGATTGACTTGGGCCCTTAAATGGGCCGGCACCTGGGTTACCCTGGCTGGAGCACTATGCACCAGCCTGCGGATCGATCCGCTGAATGTGTATCTGCTGAATCTGGGTAGCCTGCTGTTCGTGATCTGGGCTGTGCGTATCCGTGAGCGTGCCATGATCACTGTGAACGTGGGCTTGCTCAGTATCTATGCCCTAGGGCTTTTCTTTTCGAGGTAAACATGGCATTAAAGATCGTAGAAGAAATCACAGAATGGGACGTGGAATATCGCCAACCCAATCATGTGTATCTCATGTCGGGGGACAAGGCTCTGGCCTATGTGCCTTGGGGCAAAGGCAAACCGATCTATTTCAAAACATTCCAGCGCATGGACCGGCGTGGTCGCAAGTTCGTTGAAGTCAAACGGAATCCTTGGAAATTTGATCTCAGTATAAAGCTCGAGGAAGAAGAGGTAGAAAAGCCTAAAGGCCAGACTTGGCGAGTAGCCGGTTCCAAAGGTGATACCTACACAGTTAGTCTTGATAATGGACAATGGTCGTGCACCTGCCAAGGTTACCTGTTTAGACGGTCGTGTCGTCACATATCCGAATTGGCTCGTTGATTTTGTTTAGCAAGATTCTGTAATCGTCGTCTTTCTGCTTGGGCTGCTCTCCTTTCTGGAGTCCAAGCAGCTCTCATTTTGGCTTTACTATCTTCGGTCATTTTCCTTCCTCTACTAATACTTCCGATGTAATCTTTAAATTCTTGAGTATGTTTGCGACCTTTAAGTTTAGCAGATGCTTTTGCAGCCGCTAGACGTTTAGTCTCTTCGGAGTGAAAGTATTTTCCTTTATTTGCTTCGGAAAGTTTTCGACGATGTTCTTCAGAAAACACCCTGCCTTTAAGTTTTTCAGATACTCTTTTATTAAGTTCAGGAGTTCTCGGAAAAGCACCACCATCACACGCTTCTTCTTTGAGGTTGGCCCATTTGTCGCTTTCGACTATGTTCCAAAGTCGGCTATAGTATAAACCTTTTTCTTTTATTTCTTCTTTGCTCTCAGACTCAAAAAGTATCTCGGTATCATAGTCGTAACCATGTTTGTCCAAATGTGCTCTCCATCTGCGACCAGATCCTGGATAGGTATGAGGATTTTTATGGACCGTTTTACCGAGATATTTAAGACCGGTCTTGCGGTGTGTTTTGACGTATAGGTAAATAGGCATGCTGTGATTCCTTTCCAATCATAGAGCGGGTGGAGGTTGCAGCCTCGCGATCCGCATCTTTATTTACCGAATCTTCATAATCGTTGTCGTCACGTGGATGAACTGCGAGCATCAAACCCGCAACTGGGATAAATTTGGGTTCCATGCTGATATTTACCCAAAAATAAACCGCCCAGAGGCGGTTTATCAAGAAAATAAAAAAACGCCGGAATTACTTCTTGGCGTCTTTCTTCTCTTCTTTTTTCACTTCTTTTTTGGCTTCTTTCTTCTCTTCCTTCTTAGCAGGAGCAGCGGCAGCAGGCTTTGCTTCCTCTTTCTTAGCAGGAGCAGCAGGTGCTTGTGCAAATGCAATAGAAGCTGCGAACATCGAAGCGACTAATGTAGCGATTGATTTCATGTTATCTCCATATGGTAAATGAAATTTGATCCAAGACCTCCTTGGATCTATATTATTTAACGCCACAGCCAGGCCTAGCGTTGATTTTTCACGGGGTATTCCGGCGAACCTGCCCAAAGTGGTTGCTATTGGTAGAAAAACCTGGGTTTATTCCACCAAACTACTAGATTCTACATGAACTGTCTGCTATTATAATAAGACGCTGTGAGTTACAGCGAACTACTTAAGAAAGGTAATACTGTGAAACTTATCAATCCTGAAACCAAGACGTTCCGCGTTTTCCGTGCCCTGCAATCCGGCGAGGCATTGACTGCATCCAAGGCCAAGAAAATGGGCATCGGCAATCTGGCCGCTGAAGTCAGCCGCATCCGCCAGCATGGCTTTGCGGTTTACACCAACAACCGCCGAGCTGGTAACGGTGTCCAGGTAACCGAGTACGTTCTGGGCAAACCCAGCCGTAAGCTGGTTGCTTTGGGTTACAAAGCACTGGCCGCAGGCATGACGGTCTAATAGACCAAATCGCTGGTCTGCCCAAACGGACCACTCCAAAAAGCCACTCGCCCGGGTGGCTTTTTGCTTATATAACATATGATTCCTGAGATTAATTCATTACATATCGAACCCACTAACATCTGCACTCTAAAATGCAGTGGATGTGCTCGTACCAGATTTATCGATCAATGGCCACAACACTGGCAAAATCATAACTTGGATGTCCAAGATTTGTCGGATTTTTTAGATATCAATATAAAAGGAAAAAAATTTCTTTTTGGCGGCAATTATGGAGATCCTATATATCATCCCAGATTCCATGACATGATATCGATGATTAAAGGTCGAGGAGGTATCGCACACATAGTCACCAATGGCAGTCATAGGAAATCGGAATGGTGGGTGGATCTCTGTGATCTGCTTACCGAGGATGACAATGTTATATTCAGTATCGATGGAACCCCTGAAAATTTCCATATCTATAGAGAAAATGGAGATTGGTCATCTATTAAAACCGCCATTGATATTTGCACGAAATCTCTAACAAAAACTACTTGGAAATATATTCCATTCCGATTCAATCAAAATGATATTGAACTAGCCCGAGCCCTCAGTAAAGAATTTGGCATTGATGAATTTCTAGTTACTCCCAGCGATCGATTCGATGAACACACACAGCATCTGATGCCAGATTCTGATAAATTAGGTAGAAAATTATTTTTCCAAGAAGAATTTAAAAAAGGAAAGGCGCTATCGGTTAATCCCAAGTGCCATCGAGGATCGGATCATTTTATCACAGCCACTGGACATTACTCACCCTGTTGTTATCTGGCAGATCATAGATTTTATTACAAAACCCTTTTTGGCAAAGAGAAATCTTTGGTAGACATCACAACGACTACCATCACCAAATTGCTCTCTCATCCCAAAATCGTTGAATTTTATGCCCAAATACCCGTAAAACCCATCGGCGGATGCCAGTACAATTGCCCCAGTTGACCAGAAATCGACAAGAGCGTAAAATAGCAGTATCGTAAATAAAAAAAAGAACCAAAAATGCCCAATTGGTGTTCTAACATAGCAGTGATAAATGGCCCTAAACCCGTGATCGACGAGATCCGGAAGGTCATTGAGGAAGAAAAAGGTCTGCTGGATTGGATGGTTCCCATGCCTCAATCCGAATCCGAAAACTGGTATGATTGGTGTTGCTCCAACTGGGGCACCAAGTGGGACGTGAATGGCGTATTCGTTTCGGACGATACCGAAGAAGATAGCATCACCATCGGTTTTGATACTGCCTGGGCGCCGCCTTCGGATGCTTTCCGGACCTGGGCCGAACGTGATGGTCGCGTGACTTACCGATTAAGCTATATCGAGACTGGTATGGCTTTTGTGGGTTGGGACAGTTACGACGGTGATTATTTTGACAGCGATTATGTGGAGCACAGTCAAGATCCCGATGGTTATTGGGAGATGGCCGCTGACGAGTTTAACGTGGAACCCGATGAGGAGCCCGAACCATTGACAGAATGGTACACCGAAGGTGTGCGTGAGAAAGGACTGAAATGACAGAAGCATTTTTTTATGGATTGTTTGCTGGCATCGCCGTCAGCTTGATCGTTATCTACTACATCATCAAACGTGCCGAAGCACACCTGCTGGCCAATATCAAGACCATCATGGGCGAACTAGAGGAGCAGGCCAAGAACATCATTCCGGCCCGAGTAGAGCAGCACGACGGCATCTTTTATGTGTACAATACCCGGGACAACAGTTTCATCGCCCAAGGCAACAGCGTCCAAGAGATCCAGGCGAACATCGAGTCCCGCATGAAAGATGCCACAGTGATGGTCACCGAAGGCGATGAATCGGCTTTAGCGGCTCTCCGGGAGACCCGACCAGATGCTTAAATGGTTGGTTTATTCTGGGGCCGCTGTCACACTGACCGTGAATCCCTGTCACTGGGTCGTCCTCCCGCGGGTGTATCAAGAACCCCAAGATGTCTGGGCCGGAGCCAATGAACGCACCTGGCGAGCGGCTTGGTTGATGTTCAGTGTAAGGATCTGGATCGATGATGGATCTTGGTGAAAACAGCAGCATCCGGGCCTGGCACGACTTCCTGGTAGAAGAGTGCGGTCTCAAGATCGGCCAGGATTGGAAGTGGGGCTGGCGTAACAATCGCTGGCACATAGAATTCATGGATGAACGCAACGAAGCCTTGGTAAGATTGAAGATGCGTCATGACTCGTAAGTTCAGCCTTTCGCGACTGGAACTGGAACGTGCAGTGATGTGGTTGCAGTTGAACAAGAATTACGAGTGCGTGATGTTCATACAGAAGCCCACGGGCATTGGTAGCCGTATCTGGGCACGGTTTTACAACCCCGGTCAACCCGACCGATATGAAGAGATTGAAATAACTGACACGGAGATTTGGTGATGAATAGACGAGAAATCGCTTTTGTAGTAGTATTACTGGTATTGATATTCTTATTCAAGGGCGAGCCAGATGTGCTGGACGCCATGGTCGAAGCCACAAGGAAATGGTTATTATCATGAACGATAAAATTGAACAACTAAAGCAACAAGCCACAGAAGACATCCTGGGCGTACCGGTTCTAAACCATCAGCGGTTCGCCGAACTGATCATCCGGGAATGTGTTGATATCGCCGAGCAAACACGATACGACGGGCAAGTGGCCGCCGCTCGTATCAAGTTTGTTTTTGGAGTCGAGTGATGGTGATTTATATCCTTTATGTCTGGACCGTGGTGGCCATGGCCGGGGATCGGCACTATCAAGAACGTGCATGGGATTGGCGTCCTATAGGTGAGTTTCAGGACGTCGGCAGAGACAATGGATTGGCCCGTTGCGAAGCGGCTGCCAAACAGTTAGGACTAAAATCTGAACAACAATATCGCTGTGTGAGGGCACGATGAACGAACGAGTGCGAGAACTTTTTGAACAACAGGTCTATCCCAACTTTTCGGGCACCGGGGCATATAAACTACGCCGCAACCTAAAGGGACAATATCTAAATGATACATTAGAAGATCATTGGCAGACCTTCCAGGAGGGTGTCGAGTTGGCTGTGAAGGAATGTTACGATCTATGTAAAGACAATCTGATTAAAACAGATATTAAGCACGATCTAACCTACAACGACGGTGTAATGGATTGTGCCGTTATGTTAAAACAACATTTTGGAATCGAGTAATGAAAATTTATCTTTCTAACTACCGTAATCACTGGATCAGTCCTTACACGATTATTGAACGTGTGTTCTTCTGGACCCCGTGGTCAAAGTGTGCCCGCTGGACCTTGGAGCAGACCCTAGAGGATGAACAGCGTGAGAAAAGCCAATTCGTAGAACATCCAGCATGGGTAGAACACTGGAGCGATCGTCTCATGCCTGTTAGCCAGGCCATACAGTGGGTGTTGGATCGTGTGCATCCAAGAATCCAGTATGTGAAGATCGATCGCTGGGACACATGGTCGATGGACTCCACTTTGGCCGACATCGTGTTGCCCATGCTACGGCAGTTGAAGGCGACCAAGCACGGTGCTCCTTATGTAGATCCCAAAGACGTGCCCGAACATCTGCAACCCAAGCGACAGACCAAGAAAGAACGTGACAGCGGCCATACCGACAGCACACACTTTGAGCGTTGGGACTATGTGCTGGGCGAAATGATCTTTGCCTTTGAGATGAAAGCCCGTGACGACTGGCAAGACGATTTCCGTTCAGGCGAAGTCGACATCAAGTGGGTGCCCGTGGACCGGGACGGCAATGAAGTCACTCGAGGTGAGCACAAATTCTTCCGGATGGATCACGGTCCCGGACACACCTTTGAAGTCGATCAAGAAGGCCTGCGGGCCGTGCAGGAACGCATCACCAACGGTTTCCGGCTGTTCGGCAAATATCTTGAATCGTTATGGGATTGATATGATACAGACTGTGGCTAGTATTGATGATTTCGGACAATGGGAACGCGAGCAAGATCGCAGACCTCTCACTGAGATGGCCGATCCCTTGGCCTTGAGTTGGGTGGCCTACCATGTGTGGCGGAAGAATCCTGGTCTGCGATGGGCAGCCTGGGCAGATCTCGAGGTACACGAGCATGACCGAGAGATAGCCCGAGAAACACGACGATACTATCGCAACAAGTTGGCCTTGCGGGCGTTGAAAGGCACTGGCGAGCAGACACAGTTTGCCCGGGATCTCTACGACATCTGCAATGGTGGCGTCATGCGAGAATGCCATCGAGGCATGCTGTATCGCCTACCATATCTCTATGTGGAAGATGTCAGACGAGATGAACTACGAGAAAAGACTCTGGTCCAACCCGACCTTGACAGTCTACCCAGATTCCTTGAAGATCGGAGCACCCGACGTCTGCGCCGATATGGCAGGATCTTCCGCACCCGTCGCAGTGGCGAGCGCATGGAATACTGGTACCACGATGAGGAAACTGGCTATCCCGTGATGTGGGCCGTAGATTATGGCAACACTCTGCGCACAGTGGTCGATCACTTTTTCGACAGTTACGAGACACCTCAGATACATGCACGATGGTGCGTAGGAGTGGACCAGGTCAATGATTTCCGATACTGGGTGATCGCACAACCGGAGTTGAGGTTTGAGTGACGGCAAAAGCAACCGTGCCAAAGGGCGTGACAGTTTTGATGCCAAGATCGGTTCTGAATTGGTGGAGTTCTTTAACCGGAACGTCACACCATATCCCACCGAAGCCGGAGCCCCTGCGTTCGATCTGGTGCCTGTGGAGCGTCAAAAGGACATCATGCTCAGTGTTGCCCGATTGCATGCCCAGCAGGAATATGACCGGATCATGGCTCTTGTGGCGGTTTTACAACGCCAAGCCGATCAAATACACCGTCGACTAGAAATCACAGATGCTGTACACTCAGCAAAGTATGATTTCCAAATTTATCACAATCAGTGTTATTGGCTGGCGTTTGATACAGAAAAAGAATTTGTGAGATTAACCCCGCTGGGCCCAAATGATTGGACCACGGGCGCACCGGACAAGTATCAGTACATAGCTCGTGTGAAATGGTTAGGTGATTATTCATGGATCGAAGTCAATGAAGAAGGGAAACCCCTAGATGGTAATGCAACAAATAGTTGATGAATTGATGGCGGTGTCCGATGGACCGTTAGAGCCTAAACAAATCAGCCGGGAAGAGTACAACCAATGGGCACGGGGATTCGTTTTTGATGGATTACGGGATCAAAGATATGGTCAGAGTTTCTGTAACCAATTTGATATCAAAGACCATATACTATACTTCGCCGGATCAGTGGCCGAAGCCGACAAATACATACAAAAACATTACGTTCGATGAAACTCTATTTCGCCTACGGTGCCAACCTGAATATCGATAACATGGGTTACCGCTGTCCTGATGCAGTGGCCATACAGTCCTTCTATTTAGAAGGATGGCGCCTGGCGTTTTCGGGCGTGGCCACTATCCAACCTGATGCCAACGGTATGGTTCCTGGTGCATTATGGGCTATTTCCGAAAAGGATGAGCGGGCGCTGGATGACTTTGAAGGATATCCCTATCTCTACCGCAAAGAGATCATCCAATCAGATGGACTGGAATTCATGGTCTATGTCATGAATCAAGATCCGCCCAGTGAACCCAGCATAAATTATTTGTTGACCATCGCACAGGGATATCAAGATTGGTCATTGGACATAGAAGACCTATCAGCGGCGGTTTATCAAACACAACAGGAGGAATATCGTTATGATCTGCAACGGAGCGCCACCACCTGGGATAACACATTGGATGGAGATATACCGGAGTATGTACAACTACAATCTGGCCATGACCTACGCCACATTCGTGATCATGGGCTGGCCCACAGAGATACTGCGCCCTTTTAATGAGTACATCGATCAGTCACATGATCATGCCCGAAACGGTTGATCCCGAACTAGCCCGATATCTCGTACGGGACAAGGATAGTTTTGCTCATGCCCGGGAGATCACCAAACCTTTCGGCAAACTGGATCCTGTGATCAAATGGTGCAAAACTGAGCTAGAGTCCGATTGGCGCTGGCAGATGGTCAGCATGGCCAATGATCGCGATCCCGGACGCTATATCTTCTATTTTGACAGCGAGCGTGACTGTTGCGCATTCGTACTAAAGTGGTGCTAATTATCTGAAATCGTTGACTAGATAAACATAGTTTATTATACTGTTTGAGATGCATACATAAACTTACGTCCCAGAAAACGGACCACAGCGGCTTTTGTATATTTTCGGGCCGTTGGTGCGCGGATTCCGCGCATTTAACCAAAAGAGGAGAAATCGTATGGTAAAATATATGCGGATAGCAGTTTTCAGCATAGCGGCCTTGTTAGGCCTGGGCACAGTGTGTGCAGTGACTTATAACAAGTTAGGCACCCTCAGCGCCAAAAAGTTGGCCGAGCCCCTANGNGTNCGTGAGTCTCCGAGACCGTGAACGCCAATTGCGGTGTATGGCTGACAACATTTATTATGAAGCAGCATCAGAACCAGCCGAGGGCAAGATCGCGGTAGCACAGGTGGTGATGAATCGTGTGGCCAGTGGTCAGTTCCCCACAGATCCTTGCAAGGTCATCTACCAGCGCAATGTTTTTTATAGTTCTACTGTTTGCCAGTTCACATGGTACTGTGATGGGTCGGTCAAGCGTCGTCCTGTCAACCCGACTCTCTATGAGGAAAGCATGTTGGCGGCCAAGATGGTGCTGATGGAAGGGTTCCGGCTCCCTGGACTCAAAGATGCCATGTTTTATCATGCCACATATGTTAATCCAAATTGGAAAAAACAAAAAGTGGCTGTAATTGGACAACACATCTTTTATAAATGATGATTTTTTCTAGAAGCAGTGGCGGCTAACATGTGTGATTGTCGATCCTCAAAGGAAACCTTTGCCCAGCGAGTTTTAGCCGCCTCTGACTTTCTTTTTTTAACTTCTTCTGGATCTTTTCGGTTGAGTCCTGCCGAAGATAATTTTTGTCGATATTCATCTGAATACACTTTGTTCCGACTTTTTTCACCAATTTTTCTTTTAGTTTCTTCGGTGTGTTTTCGACCCGTGCGCATTTTGGTTACCTGCTGGGATCGATGTTCGCGTATAGTAGCAAATGATCTTGCACCGTACTTAAATTTTCTCTGTCCATTAGAACCAGACATTGCCATTAAACACCAGGCAGCATACCACATTTTAGATTTTGCTACACTATCGTCGACCATACGCGGAAGTAAGAGATGACAAATAAAGTGTTCTCGGGCAGTTAAACAAACTAAATTGTCGCGACGATTGGATCCGCCCAAACATTTAGGAATAATATGATGTTTTTCGAAATAAGTGTTTTCAAGTTTTCGTTGTTGCGCTCTTGTTATTATGGTATAATACCAATGCGTGTATTTTGATTGATTGAACATATAAATATTTATCCAAAACATGCTGATTATGTAGATAGGAGGTATAAAATGGCACAGTTTGATATCAAAAAAATCATGGCCTGGGTGTCACGGCACGTGGCGCCAGTATCATCGGAAACTTTTGCTTGGTTGGCAGTGGTGTTGATCCATTCAGCCACGATTCCTACCTTGCTGGCGGTATTGACGGGGCTCAGTGATCGTATGCCCACAGTAGATCTTGTGTTGTTGACCTGGGCAGGCTTGACGGCCATGTTCTGTCAGGCAGCGGTGCAGAAGAACATGTTGCAGATCATCACCATCACTGTGGGATTCATCATCCAAAGCTCATTAATGGCGCTGATCTTTTTCAAATAAGTTAGTGAGCACTAACCAGCGCATTGCGCTGGTTGACAAGTATTTGATTTTGTAGTACACTGGCAGTATAGTATTTTTTCGATAAAAGCAGTATTTTAATAAAATTCTCGATGGACATGCCACAGGCTACGCCGGAGAGAATCACAATTTGAAAGGAAGTAAAATGGCTAAAAGCACCATTGTTGCTGTCCCAAAGACTTATGCGGGCCAGCAAAATGCACAGTACCATCACACCGGGTCAAAGTTCGTTGACCTATCCCGACGATTCAATGACACCATCTCTGGCATGGTGAGAATCAAACAAACAGGCGCTCGCAGTATGATCTCCAATGCCTGTAAAGAGTTCCAAAAGCGATACCCCCACATCAAACGATTCAGTGATCTTGATCTGGCCGTGGCCGGTGAGACCCTGTTATCTGAAATCTACATTGATATCACCATCCAGAGATTGTTGAATCTGCCATGGGTGGCCGAGATCCTAAGCAAGTTCCGCGAAGCGCAAGCCGACCCCATTAAACTCTATGAGGTCGGGCCCGGTGGAGATCTCGAGGATGAATTTCCACCGGGAACCAAGATATTCGCCAGTTGGGACGCCCAGCATACTGCTGTGGTCTATTGGATCATCGCAGTGATGATCCTCAAGGAAGATCCCAAGAAAGTCAAGGTTCCCAGCATCCTTTACAAGGTCAAGAACCGTGCCGACATCCGCATGAACTTTGTGAATGGCAACAGCGATCTTGGCAAACTACGTTTGGACTCAATCGATCTGTTTCGCCAGATGGTGTTGGGTGTGCGCTTGGATGGCAACACCAATGCCAAATGGGTCGAGGCTGAGCTCAAGCAACAGCACCTTGAAGAAGCCGATCTATTTGTCACTGCTGAAAAGTACGGTGACACCCATATGCCGGGTGCCATCAGTCGTATGACAGAGATTGACAAATACACCAGCGATATCATCCGCAAATTCTGTCTCTACACCACGACTATTCCTTCGCTACGTCCTATTGATTCTCAGGAGATCGAGATCATGTGTGCTTGGTTCAACATGGCCAAGGAAGATGGTATCGACTATACCGACGACGAAGTTGTAGATCTCGGTAATCACCTGCATCAACTGTTTGGCGGGAATTTCCACGAATCCAGTCCTTTTTGGCAGAAGGTCCGTGTGGCATACGAGAACTGGCACAAGAAGTATTACGCTTCGCTTCCCAAGACTCATCAACCCAAGCACATGAAGATGAGCAAAAACTGGAACACCGGTGGTACATTCTTGTGGCATCAACTCAACAAGACTTGGAATGGTCGTATTCCTTCGTTGAACAATAGCACCCCGTTCATTCCTGCGGCAAAGGATCTTTACTAATGAGCACATTGAAAGAAAACATGCAGGATCTACGTCTGCGGAGAAAGAACGATGTCAAACGCAATGACAAGGCCTATGAGCAGGCCTTGTCAACAACCACAGAGGAATTGCATCGTTTGTTGACGCTTTATCGAGATACTGTGTTTACCGACGACATGAGGGCTCGGTTGTTGCGAGACAGCATCGATCATTGGATACGCCGATACCAGAAATACAGCATCCAGGGCAAGATCAAGAGTCACTACCATCAACGATCGGTGAGCCTAGCAGCCAAGGATACGATATTTGAGCATGTGATCCCAGCTGCTGTGGTCCGTGATAAACTGATCCAAGGTCACTTGACCATCAATCAAGCCTTGAACGTTCCTACTTGTCGCGTGGCCCGTAGCACAGATGCCGCGTTGAGGAACAAAGGATTGCATGATTCTACTCCAGATGGTTGGTTTTTCTTCCAGCGGTACAAGGTAGCCGTGCCAGATATCGCTATCGAGACCTATAACGGGCAAATTATCCAGGATTTGGATTCCTGGACTCTGCAGGATCACTACAACTTTTTTGGGGTAAAATAGAGTATTTTGGTCAGTGAGCACTAACTTAGTAAGTTAGTGCCCGCTAACCTCCCCGTTTTTGGGGTGGTTGACCGAAAATTGCCCATTTTGCTATACTATGGTTATAGTGATAATAAAGGAGCAGATATGATCGCCATCAAAGACTTAGATTCCCAACCCGCAGGGCAGTACGCCTGGGCCGCTGCCCGCGACGCCGAGCGGTACAGTGATGAGTGCCGTGTGCTCTATTCTGGTCGTAAACGCTCGCAGATCGAAACGTTCCTTGCCCTGGTGCAGATGGCCTACACCCGGGTGCGCTCTGAGCCCACTTACCGCAAGAATTTCGCGGTGATCAAGATTGAAAACGGTTTGGTTCGCGATCGCCGCCTGGCACGCGAGTTAGATCAACTCTGCGAGGAGCGCGGTTACCAGAAGATCCGTACCAATCAGGCCCTGAGCTTCAGGATCCCGGCTTGACCAGAAATTCCATTTTCGGTTATACTATGCTTATAATAAGAAATCGGAGCCACTCATGTATAGAGCCTACTACAAACCCATGACAACCCAGACCCGCCGACCACGCCAACAGCCCGCCGATGTGGTCATGAGCGCGGATCGCATCTGGGGTGCCGCGGCCTACGCTGATCGTGAGAACGGTGGCGAGTATCTCAAAGAAGATCGCTGGATGATGCATGCCACTCCGCCCTTCATAGAAAAACAGGCCAACAAGACCTTGATGCGGAAGGCCATGCTGGATATCAGTCTCATCACCGGTGATGATATTGAAGTGGGTCGTCGAGCCCGGGATTATATCCGCAAAAATCTCGTGATCAAAGGACTCCGAGGCAACATGAGCGAGTTCGAGCAGGTCATGAGCCGTGTGGTTGAGATGGACGAATTCATGACCGGTGCTGACCGTTATGAGATCGCCCTGGTGTGTAGCCAGATCCGTGCTTACCGCGAAGGTACCCGACTCGACACCGCCATGGAGGATGTGATCCGCACACCGGTAGCGGCAGTGGGAGAAAAGGTACAACTCAATGTCCAAGTGCTGAAGTTGGTGTACAGCTTGAACTTCAATGTCTACTTTATCACTGCCAAGACTGATGGGCACCAACTGGTGTTCTTCAGTTACCGCGAGCAGTTACCAGTAGGTGTGTGGCGCATGATCAAAGGCACGGTCAAGGCACATCGCCCAGATGCCACCCAACTCAACCGCGTGAGGATCGTATGAAAGAAGCCATAGAATTCGTTATGAGATTTTACGGTATATCATGGGAGACAGCGGTCGACCTTTATTGGGACGAGGTAGAAGCATACATGAAACTGGTTGGTTCAGAAAATGAGTGATACCATCGCACTGATGTGGGACTGCAACGGATTAGAGGCCGCGGTGAATGTAGACGATATCAATCGTCAGCGCACATGGGCCTTGCTCAAAGGCGAAGATGCATCAAAGGTACCTGCACCGCCCAACCTCTTGCATTGGCAACTGCGAGCACAGTTCAACAGCCAGCGGCACTATGAGATCTATATCATCACGGTGGACGAAGGCATCACAGTGGATGACATTGTAGAAGCATTCGAAGCCAATCCACAGGGCATGGCCGATACTGTGCGCCGGATCGGACACCGGTTTTATTCAGATCGTGCGAAAGAACCAGCGAGGATAGTGTAATGGGATTAGATCAATATGCTTATGTGGCCGCTCGTGCTGGCCAGCAACACGATTTTTATGACGGTGCCGAATACGATGATGCAGCCAAAGAACTCGTAAACAAACAAGTCAGCAGACCCCGAGAGATCGCATATTGGAGGAAGCACCCGAATCTCCAAGGGTTTTTTCGGCGGGAGTGGGAAGCCCAGGGCAACTCAGGTGACTTCAACGGTGATGAACTGGAGATCACCTGGGACATGCTGGATCGATTGGAACATGCGATCCTGGAGCGAGAACTGCCCGGTACCCGAGGATTCTTCTTCGGTGATGATGCAGACGAATATTATCGCGAGCAAGATTTGGAGTTCATCCGGAACGCCCGAGCAGAATTGTTTTTAGGTTTGAAAGTTTTTTACAACTCAAGTTGGTAAACATGGATTCTAAAAAAGCCAAACTCGTCATCGATTCGGTGATACAAAAACTCGCCGACGATGGTATTCTGCCTGGCCTCAATCAAAACTGTGTGTTGGCCGCGGATATCATTCAAAACTTGTTGGAAGTACAAGGTATCCGTAGTCGCATGGTCGAGGTCACACTGACCGTGAGCAGGCCAGAACCCGATGGTTCCAAAGCCCTGGCGCTGGTAGGGTACAATCTTCAACCCATGGGCAATCAAGTCGATACACATGTGGTGGTAATCACAGAAACTGATGAACCGTTGCTGATCGATGCCAGTATCGGCCATCTTTTGAGACATCCTTTACAGATAGTGGTCAGTGAGATCTGTAAAGATCAAGAGGATGCGTTATGCCGTACTCGTTCAGGATCTATCGATCTTGTGTACAGGATCAAAAAACAGATCAAACTTCCCAGCATCCACCAAAAAGATCTCGTGGCAAGATTGCGAGCAGATCACGATCTCAGGAAGAAAGTAGACTTCTTAAAGACAGTGGTGTGGGTATTAGTCGGGTTTGGTACCGTAAACTTTTTCCTTAATGTCACACAGTTGACTCTTAAAATCTTAAATCCGTAGAAAGGCATGAAATGAAAAATATCCTGATTGGATTCGTATTAGGTTTGGTAGTGGCCACCGTGGGATTCTCCGGCGTGGCCCGACTGTTGGACCGAGGTGTCGAGACCATCAAGACACAGAGTCAGGAGTTGGCCAAATGAACACAGCATTTGATCTTGAGCAGGACATCCTGAAGTGTTGGAACATCACTACGGACCTTGATGAGATCCTGGACGACCTGGAATCCGGGCGCATGGAGATCCACGAAGCGGTGCAGGCACTTCGGGCTTATCAGCAGGTGTATGAAAATCGCTTTGAGCGCACCTTCCGTCGCTTTGAACAGTTCAATCGCGAAGTTTGGGAATCGCGCCAAGCTCAACAGGATTTAGAGGAACCCCAAACTGCCCGAAAAAATCCGGGCAAAATGGGAAAATACTCGACAGCAAAAAGAAGGTTGACCAGTAATAGTTCTTTTTGTCTACAATACGGATATGCTAAGAAATTAAGCGTATTTCGGAGGGCAAAAAGTGGTTGACCATAAAATCCCTTTTTGCTATAATACGAGTAGCTAAGAAATTGGCATATTTCGAAATAGTAGTTAAATTTCTCAACTTAGGCAACTTAGAAAGGCAATACATCATGGCACAAGCAGAAAAACTCTTTACCGTAGCAGGCACCGCAACCAACCCAGATGGCACCACCAAAGCTCGTTTCGCTAACGACTTGGTAGCTCGCGTCAAGATCCTGACCAAGGCAAATTGCTCCAACATCAATCTCGTTGAGCTGCCCCGCGCGATGACCAAGCTCGAGGCTCTCCAGCACTTGCAGAGTCTGGGCATCACCGAAGGTGACGCAGGTTATGCTGTGGCCAACAAACTGGCTGAAAAGACCAAGATCGCCAAACGTGCTGAGATCAAGGTGGCTGTCAAGCCTGCCAAGGTCGCAGCCAAGAAAGGCGAGAAGGTCACGGCCTAATCTCCCGGGAGCCTGACTCCCAAACACAAGGCTACCTCTGGGTAGCCTTTTTTAATGATCTCGGAATCTGGTGTAAATACTGCACCATGCTGGACGACGATCAACTCGAACATCACATCCGTGAACTCATCATCGATCTCTGTGCTGTGCTCTACGAGCGTGGGTACGATGCAGTGCCTATCGGCGCTATGATGAGATTGGTGGGAGTGGGAGATGATCGTGCCCGGAATCATGATCAAGAGTTTTTCGCTCTGGATGAAGGTTTCCAAGAATTATTAGAACAAAGAAAGAATCCGCCACCGCGATCAGCCCCCGAAGGCGTTACCTTACATTGAATGACCATCAGCAATTTCCGGGCCAGTGAGCCTTTGTATATCGTCATCGTACGAGAGAAAAATGCAGAACAACTGCTACGCGACTGGGCTCGTACTGCCAATGCCCAGGTCAGCATAGAAATCAATCGCATGAAGATATTCGAAAACCGCAGCCTTAGCTTGTTCCAGATGCACTGGTCGCACGGATACGAAAATGTCACGATCTGGGATGCCTGGAACAAACGACACATAAACATAGATTGATGCAACGTATCCTAGATTTCTGGAGTGCCAGTTTCCGCTCGGATCGGGTGGCTTTTTGGTTTGAGATGGTCAGTTTCGTTTTTACCGTGGTTGGAAGCCTGACCTTGGCTATCAATGCAGACAGCCCGCCCATGCACATCATTTTCCCTATGTATTTCGTAGGAGCATCTACCCAATGCGTGGCTTCTTATCGTCGTGGGTCAGCTTGGATGGTAACCCTTACTCTGTACTTCTCCTGTTTGAACGTTTTTGGGTTTGGTAGAGCCATGCTTTGGTGGTAGAAAACCTTGACAGAGGCATTTAAATAGCATAAAATATAGCAATACCAATCCTGGGAGACATCATGCAAGAGTTTACCTTAGAACGAGCCATGCACATGGCGGGTATTGATTCCTCTGATGATCCATGGGTGCGAGATGTCAAATTCGCGGCCTGGATGAGAGAAGTCAAAGGAAGGGTAGTAGAAACACCGGATCAGATCCGACCCGGGGAAGATGTGGAAGTGTTAATCATAAAAGGAAAATAACATGTCAGCAAATCACGACGCAATCAAAGCCGCTTTTGAAACTTATATCGCAGAAAACACCAAGTTTAGCGAAAAAGGTGTCAAAGCA